TACACGGTGATGAAGATGATGGTTACAGAAAAGTAGATGTAACACACGACGGTCCTTGGACTATCTATACAGATTCAGGTTTTGCAAAAGAAATTTCAAAAATGGTTAAAATGAATGTTGACTTTACAGAACAAGGTATGCAAAAAGATGGCGTAGCAAGTATGGAAACATCAAGTGAAATGCGTGAAAGCAGAATGGGTTTCAGCGACATAGAAAAACTTGGCAAAGAAAATGCAAGTAAGATTGATATGGAAGCAAGACGTAGAGGTAGTGCTGATATGGAACCAGGTGATGCAGACAAGTTACGTTACAAGATTGCAAAAGAAATGGGTCTAGTAGAGGCAGAAGAACATACATATACAGTTGTTCACGCAAAGCACGGCAAAGAAGAAGTTAAAGCAAAAACTTCTTACGAGGCGGCTAAAAAGTATGCTGAAATGAAAAAATTAAAAGGCACTTCAGGTGTTGATGCACATTTACATACTGAGGAATCAGTAGCGATTGAAGAAGGTGCAATGGATACTATCAAGAAAATTGTAGCAGACAAACAAAATATGCCTGTTAAATTTGATGATGGTCAAATGAAAGTAGACTTATTTACTGCATCAGCGGTATCACAAGTTTATGATAAAGTTAACGATGCTAACAAAGAAAAAATTGATAATATGCTAAAGACAAAAGCAGGTATGTTAAAGATTGCTGACTTTGCCTTAGGTGCTATGAAAGAAGGCAAGATTGGTAACGTAGCAAAGTTAGGAGCCGAATATGCTATTTCAAAAGGAATGGATAAAAGAAAAGCAGTAGGTATGGCCAGAACTGCAAGTAACATTGGTGATAAAATCGGTGGAGCAGTGCAGAAAGGCAAAGGTGGACTAAATCTTGCTAAGAAGGCAGTTAACTTTGTTAAAGGTCAAATAGGTCAAGCAGGAGGTCCAATGAGTACCAAGAAAGTATTTAACGCAGACAAAGTTGCAGATGAGATTGTATCAAGGTCAGCAAAAATTGTTATGTCAGAGTACAATGATTTCTATCAGGCTCTAGATGCGGCCGCTAAAGCAGGCAAGAAAAAAGGCGATACTATTGAAGTAGGCGGTAAGAAAATCAAACTTAAATCAGATCCAAAACGTATGTCAGACTTAAATGACTCTGATTTAGAAAAGATTGATGCTTTAGCACAAAAAATAAACGAGTTAAATCAAAAATAAGTATTGACTTTCAAAGTCACATAATGTATTATTAAGGAGTGTTCTAGAAATAGGGCACTCTTTTTTAATATAAGGAGGTGATTTTATATGTCAATAGACAATCTAAGTTCAGAGGACAAAGCAAGACTAAAGCAATTAGTAGACGAAGGTATGAACGTACTACAAGAAGTAGACGACCTTAAAGGTGGTTTACGTGATACTGTGAAAGCAATCGCAGATGAGTTTGATATCAAACCTAGTGTACTAAATAAAGCAATAACAATCGCACACAAATCAAAACTACAAGAATCAAAACAAGAGTTTGATGACGTAGAACAGGTATTACATACAGTAGGTAGAACTCTTTAATGAGTTATGTTGACGCATTTTATAACAAAGAAAAAGATATCGTTCAAGTAGTTGAACGAATTAATGGTAAACGTGTATACAATGACTTTCCTGCTTGGAGAACTTTTTATATAAAGGATCCAAGAGGAGAGCATACAAGTATACACGGTGATAAAGTACGTCAAATCAAATGTAAAAGACTCAAAGACCTTCACAAAGAAAGACGAATAAACTCAGGTAAAAAGTTTTACGAAAGTGATATCAAACCTGAAGTAAGATGTTTAAGTGAAAACTATAACGGAGTTGACTCTCCGAAACTTCATTGTGCATTTTTTGATATCGAAGTAGACTTTGATGCAGACAGAGGCTTTGCTCCTCCAGAGGATCCTTTTATGCCTATTACTGCAATCACAGTTTATTTGCAATGGGTAGATAAACTTGTTACGTTTGCTATCCCGCCAAAACATATGCGTGAAGGTGAAGGTCTTAAAGAGGCAGAAGAACTAGCAAGTAGATTTGATGATACGTTTATCTATCTTAGTGAAGTAGATATGTTAAACGATTTCATTGCATTGATTGATGATGCAGATGTATTATCTGGTTGGAACTCAGAGGGTTTCGATATTCCATATACAGTTAGACGTATTACAAATATTATGAGTAAGTCTCATACACGTAAACTTTGTTTATGGGATCTACTTCCTCACGAAAGGCGTGTAGTTAGATTTGGTAAAGAAAGTGTGACATATGACTTATCAGGTCGTATTCATCTTGACTATCTTGAACTATATCGTAAGTATACATATCACGAAATGCATTCATACTCACTAGATACTATTGGTGAATATGAATTAGGTGAAAAGAAAATTGCGTATGAAGGAACATTAGATACTTTATACAACAAAGACTTTTATAAGTTTATCGAATATAACAGACAAGACGTTGCACTATTAGGCAACTTAGATAAAAAATTACAATTCATTGATTTAGCAAATGAGATTGCACACGACAATACAGTTAATATCAAAACAACTATGGGTGCAGTTGCAGTTACAGAACAAGCAATTATAAATGAGGCACATCGTAGAAAGATGGTTGTGCCAGATAGAAAAGCGAAAGATTGGGGAGAAGAAGATTCAGAACCAACAGATGAAGAACTAGAAGAAGCAGAAAAGCAAAAGGCGGCAGGTGCCTTTGTTGCAAATCCAAAGACAGGTATACAAAGATGGGTAGCAGGTATTGATATCAATTCACTTTATCCTTCAGTTATTCGTGCATTAAATATGAGTCCCGAAACTATTGTTGCACAACTAGAACCAACACATACAGATAAATTGATTGGTGATAGAATTGCAAATGGTAGACGAGGTGGAAGTAAAGGTTTCGGAGCGGCTCAGGCTTGGGAAGATACGTTTAGTGCAGAAGAATTTAGATTGATGAATGAAAAAGATAAAACTGAAAAGATTAATCTGTTACTAGAGACTGGAGAAAAAGCAGATATGACTGGTGCTGAATTATATAATTTAGTATTCAGTAAAGATTTAGATTGGGCAATCAGTGCCAATGGTACAGTATTCAGACAAGATGTACAAGGTATCATTCCAAGTTTGTTAGAACGTTGGTATGCTGAAAGAAAAGTATTACAAGCAAACAAAAAGAAAGCGATTGAAGAAGGCGATAAAGAACAAATCGCATTCTGGGATAAAAGACAACTTGTTAAAAAGATTAACTTGAATTCACTATATGGTGCGATTTTAAATCCTGGTTGTCGTTTCTATGATAAACGTATTGGTCAAAGTACAACACTAACTGGTCGTTGTATTACAAGACATATGGGTTCTAAAACAAACGAAGTAATTGAAGGAACATATGATTATAAAGGTCCTGCAGTTATATATGGAGATACAGATAGTATCTATTATTCAATGTATCCTGTATACAAAAAAGAGATTGATGCTGGTGAAATTGAATGGTCAAAAGAAAGAGTAGTAGAACTGTATGACGAAGTAGCAAATCAAGTCAACACAAGTTTCCCTGACTTTATGAAAGACTTCTTTAATTGTCCTCGTAAACAAGGAGAGATTATTGTAGCAGGTCGAGAGAATGCGGCATCTATGGCAATCTTTATCAAAAAGAAAAGATACGCAATGTTAATCTATGATGATGAAGGTGTAAGAAAAGATGTAGATGGTAAACCTGGTAAGGTTAAAGCAATGGGTCTTGACTTGAAAAGAAGTGATACTCCAGACTATATGCAAAACTTTTTAAGTGATGTTCTTGTTAAAATTCTAACAGATGGTACACAAGAAGATGTTATTGATATGGTCAAAGAGTTTAAGAAAGAATTCAGAGCAAAGCCTGGTTGGGAGAAAGGTACTCCTAAACGTGTTAATAATATTACAATGTATAGAAATAAACTTAGTAAACTTGCTAAGTCACAAAGTAGAGAATTCAAACTAGAAGGCGAAGAAGAAGGTAAAAAAGATAAAGTGCATTTGCCTGGTCACGTATCGGCGGCAATCAATTGGAACTTGTTAAGAGAATTACATCAAGACAAGTATGCATTAGAGATTGTTGATGGTATGAAAACTATTGTTTGTAAACTAAGACCTAACAATATGAAGATGACTAGTGTGGCATATCCTATTGATGAAACTAGAATTCCTCAGTGGTTTCAAGAACTCCCATTTGATGATGAAGAAATGGAAGCAACAATTATTGATAAGAAACTACAAAACTTAATAGGTGTTCTTAAATGGGATTTGAGTGATGCAAATGCATCAGAAACTTTTACTAACTTATTTGATTTTTAAATGTGTAAAGTTGGAATAATTGGTTCAAGTTATAGTGTAGGCAGTCATTTAAGCAAGGATAAAATTAAGATTGCAGAACCATTTACTAAATGGTTAGAGAAATATAATCCTGATATAAAATTTTATAATAGTGCCTGTTCAGGCAAGGGAACCGAACTTTACCTAAATAAGATTGTATACTTAAAAGAAAAATATGATATTGATGGTTTGATAATAGAATTTGTAAACAATAGGTCTATGTTAAATGTAAAAGCATTAGGTGAAGATAAACCAGATATGTATGAACAAATTTGGAATGATACAGATTTAAATGATATGGAAACAAAGGTATATGAAAATTCTGTATCTATATGGCCATATATGAGAAATCTTCATCAAGAAATGGATTGGAAAAAAATTTGTGATACTAAAAAAGAATTTAATATTTGGAATAAGGTACAATGGAATATAGCATCAGTTGATGCCGCAATGGAATTTTGGGGTATGTTAGATATACATCAATCATTAAAATTATGTAAGATGTTAGACATTACTCCTATATGTTGGCAAAAGTCTTGGAACTTTATGAACTTACCTGGGTATAAACAAATGATGAAAGATATAATATGTATTGATTTCAAAGGTAAGAATGCACACGATTATTATGTAGAAAAGTATGGTGAAGAAAAAATACTTTGTGATGAAACACACTTTAATGATTGTACAAATGAAGAAATGATAAAAGACTTTTTTACACCAGAACTAACGAAACTAAAAAAGATAATAGAAATTAAAAACAAAGCAAGGAGGAAATAATGAAGTTCAGCGAATTTAGAAAAAAGTATGGTGAAGGTACAGATTTTGACCTTGACTATGGCAAACTTGCCATTCTAGTACTTTGCATTTATATTGCAATACAGGTGTCATAATGTTTGGTAGACCAGATAATAGACCTGATTGGGAAAAGATGTCAGATGATGGAATGAACAAATTTCTAAAGTTTGTACTATTTTGTGTGTTTGCATTTTTCTCATATCATTTTGTAATAGCAGTAATTGATAGGTTCTTTGGGTGAACACTTATACGGACTTAATAAATCGTAGAGCAACGAATACTGAGTCAGACGAGTGTTACACTCCTGAGGATCAAATCATACCTTTACTGAAATACTTAGATAAGGAGAAAACTTACTATGAGGCGACTAGCGGAAAAAGTTCAAGCATTCTTAGAGGATTTACCAAACACGGCTATAATATGGTTGGGTCTGGTTCTAGGGATTTTTTTGATTGTGGACGGTCTGATATCTTTGATGGTGTTATAACCAATCCACCATATAGTAAGAAGGATCAGTTTTTAGAACATTGTTATTCACTAGGTAAACCATTTGCTTTGTTACTTCCTGTGACAAGTTTTCAGGGATTAAAGCGAGGACAGATGTTTATGGACAAAGGAATGTCCGCACTTGTGTATAACAATCGTATTGATTTTACTGGAAAAGGTGCACCTACATTTGGAAATGCTTGGTTTATATGGGGTTTTATGCCTCCTAATCAGATACATTGGGTAGACAATCCAGTATCAGGAAGAAAGAAAAAAAGCATTGACATTGGTATTGAAAACTGATAGTATAGTAATATTAAACCATAAGGAGAACAAAATATGCAAGATATATTAAAAGATATTGTAAAGCATACTCATTCATTAGGTATTATCCAAGCGGCAAAAGTAACTACAGATGAAAATGGCACATCTATAGATGCTATGGATGATGACAGAACTGTAGTATTGCGAGGCAAACTTCATAAACCAGTACCAGAGTTTCAAGGTAAATTCGGTCTAGGTAGACTTGGGGTATTAAATGGTTATCTGAACTACGAAGGTGAAGATAAAGAGGGTAAATCAGTTAAAGCATCAGTTGAAGTCGTTCACGAAGAACGTAATGGTGAGAAAGTTCCAACACAACTTTCATTTGAAATTCCTGGTGCAATGCAATCAACTTATCGTGTAATTGTTTCAGAGTTAGTTGATGCACAAATCAAAACGGCAAACTTTAAAGGTGCTAAGTGGGACGTTGAAGTTATGCCAACACAAAAAGCAATCAAAGACTTACAATACTTTTCAAGTATTTTAGGTGCTTTCGATCCGTTGTTTACTGTAAAGACAGTAGATGGTACACTAAAATTCTTTATTGGTGACAGGTCTACTGATAGAGTAGAACTTCCTTTTGCACATAACGTCAGTGGTGAGTTAAAAACAGGTTGGAGTTTTCCTCTAGCAACTGTTTTGACAATCTTGAAACTTGGTGATACTAGCACAATGAGTGTTAAAATGTCAGACCAAGGTGCAATGATGATTCAAGTAGACAGTGGATTAGGTCTATACGAATACATTCTTCCAGCAAAATCAGGCAGTTAGTAAGTGATAGACTTAGGTAAGAATAATCTAAGTTCAGGCTATGCTATATTTTTGCCTGCTATTTCAAATTTCTATGTTCGTAAAATCTCACAACATTATGCGGACAAGACAGATATGTTCCCACCAGAACGTATTCCAAAGAAGTTTGAACACGGACTTGAAGGACTGAATATATTTGATAAGGATAAAGGCTATGTGTATTACTCACACGGGCTTTATTCAGCCGGTCACGCCAATCTTGATTTAGATGGTACTAAACAAGATGATGGTATGGTTGTTAATCGTAACAGAGAAAATACAGTATTAGTTGGTGATTCGGGAGGCTATCAAATTGGTAGTGGTGCTTGGAAACTTGACTGGAGTAATTTCGAAAATGGTGCTGATTGGCAAAAGACACGTTGTGGAATTATGACTTGGTTAGAGGAATATTGTGATTATAGTATGACACTTGATATTCCTTTATGGGCATATCTTCCACAGTATCGTGATAGAACAGGATTAAAAAGTCCTGATGATTGTTTAGAGAAAACAATATTTAATCATAAGTTTTTTATAGATAATCGTATCCCTGGCAAAACTAAATTTCTTAATACACTTCACGGTGCTAATTGGGAAACTAGTGAAAAGTGGTATCAAAACGTTAAAGAATTTAACGATCCAAAAGTATATGGCGACAGAGCATTCGAAGGATATGCGATGGCAGGTGACCACGCCGGTGATGCAGAACTCTTGCTAAGACGATTAATACGTATGCGTGATGATGGTCTATTAGCAGGTGACGATGTTTGGATACACGTTTTAGGCATTAGTGTTCTCCCTTGGGGTTGTTATTTGACAGCCATACAAAGACAACTTAGAGAACGTGTAAATCCGAACATCACAATTTCCTTTGATGCGGCTTCTCCCTATATCACTGCATCTAAAGGACTAGCATATGACTATCCTGACTTGAGTGCCGGTGCTTGGTCTTATAAAACTAAAAAGTTGAATTGGAGACAAGATATTTCTAATCCGAATCAACCTTGGATGTACGATGGAGCAATTGGTTCACGACTTAATATGCGTGATATCAACTATATGCAACCAGGTATGTTGAATAGGAACAAGAAGGAAGCAAAATCAAGTTGGGATAGTTTATCGTACATATTGATTCAAGCACATAATACAGAATATCATATACGTGGTATGCAAGATGCATTAAGAAGATTTGACCACGAATATGAAATGTTACGTGATAAAATCGATATACACAACATAACTTTAGGTAAAACAAATGTGTTAAGTGATGTTGTACCTGATACAGTATTATACTTTGCAAAGTTTGTAGAGGAACTATTTGTATCAGATAATCCAATGGATATGTTAACTGACTTTAAAGCATTCTTAAGAAAATGTGAAGGTTCACGTGTCCAAAACATTTCCACTACTCCGGACTTTATGGAGTTTGAGGAAGCAAATGTAAGAACTGAAGAATTTACCGAGGCGGTAAAAGGTAAAAAGAAAGAATATTCTACACCTGATACTGTCTCGGATCTTTTTGGTTAATACAACTAACAGGAGGAAATATAATGTTAGAAAAACTATTTGGTTTGTCTAAGAAGAAAACAACGGTCAGAACGGAAGTAATGGCCGGTCTTGCGACATTCCTTACAATGGCATATATCACAGTGGTAAACCCTGCGATTTTGTCAACTGAAGGTACTGGAATGGATTTCGGTGCCGTGTTTACTGCAACAATTATTGCGGCAGTAATTGGTACTCTCATTATGGGACTATGGGCTAATTGGCCTGTAGGTCTAGCACCAGGAATGGGATTGAATGCCTTTTTTGCATTCGGTGTTATTTTTGGAATGGGGTACACATATCAACAAGCACTGGCGGCTGTGTTTATCGCAGGTATTGTGTTTCTTGGTTTAAGTTTAACTCCAGCACGAAGATACATCATTAATAGTATTCCAAAAGGAATGAAACTAGGTATCGGCGCAGGTATCGGTTTGTTTCTTGCTATTATTGGTTTGAAAAATGCAGGAGTTGTAGTAGATAACCCGGCAACATTAGTTGGTCTTGGTGATATTTCTAGTTGGCCTGTTCTATTAGCAGGACTTGGTTTTGCTATAATGGCTATCGCTGATAAAAGACAGATTCCAGGTGCAATTATTATTGGTATCTTAGCAGTATCTATTATTGCTTGGGTAACAGGAATTGCTGATTTAAATGGTGTAGTAGGTTCAGTACCGAATCCATCACACGCATTTACATTAGATTTTAGTATGATTGCAACTGCTGGATTTATCGGAGTTGCTTTTGCATTCTTATTTGTTGACTTTTTTGATACGGCAGGAACACTAACAAGTGTTGCTAACTTAACAGGTAAAGTCAATAAAAAAGGCGAAGTTGAAGGAATTGATAGAGCCTTATTAGCAGATTCAACTGCAACAACAGTAGGTGCTTTAGTTGGTACAAGTAACACTACATCATATATTGAAAGTGGTGCTGGTATCAAAGAAGGCGGTAAAACAGGACTAACTGCGGTTACAGTAGCAGTATTATTTGCATTGTGTTTGGTATTAGCACCATTGGCACAATCTATTCCTGCATATGCAACTGCACCAGCATTAGTCTTTATTGCTACGTATTTCTTACGTAACTTAAAAGATATTGACTGGAATGATGTAAGTGAATATGCACCAGCAGTATTGGCGGCAATTATTATGCCTCTAACATTTAATATTGCATATGGTATAGCATTAGGCTTTATTGCACACGTTGTAATTAAGGCTTGTAGTGGTAGACATAGCGAACTCAATGCAGGTTCTCTTGCTATTGCGGCTGTATCGATACTATACTTTGTAGTATCATAACAAATTTAAAATACTATAGGGGAGTTTTCCCCTATAGTAACTCAACAAAAGGAGTATTATATGATGGCAACAGGTCTAAGAGGAAAGTCAAGAAGATTACAAAAGTTAAAAGAAGTGCATAGGCATCTTGACAACGAGATAATAAAAGAGTATAATAGACATTCTGACGTTCAAAATATGAAAGTCGAAAAACTAAAATTAAAAGACGAAATAGTGAAACTTGAGAAAGAAGTAACAGATGGGAAGTTATTATAATTATATGTTGGAAGAATCTAAAAAAGCAGACTTAGAACTTAAGAAAGACAATATGATGCAAAATGCAAAACGTTGGATTTGGGTTACATTTAAGAAAGAAGGTATACACAAATATCCAGCGGCATTAGACGACCCTGCATTAGCAACTGGAGATGAATATGATGTTTCGTTTTTGGGTTATCCCCATAGACATATATTTCATTTTAAGGTAGCCATCACTGTCACGCACAATGATAGAGATATAGAATTCATACAATTCAAACGTTGGTTAGAAAAACTATACGCAGAAAAAACATTAGAATTAGATTACAAATCTTGTGAAATGATGTCAGATGATTTATTTCATAAAATCTGGGAGAAGTATCCAGGTCGTGAAGTAAAGATTGAAGTTTCAGAAGATGGAGAGAATGGAGCATTAATTGAGTATGTCACCTGATTATAAGAAATATCTCAAAGAAGATATTCAATCGATGATTAGAGTAGTTCCAGACCACCCTAAGCCTGGTATTATGTATCAGGATATGGCAAGTATATTTAATACGCCACAGGGTATTGGAAAGTGTATGCAGATGATTAAAGATTGGATGTATGACACAGAAATTGCCTACAAGTACAATCGTATTGTAGGATTAGATGCAAGAGGATTTGTTCTCGCAGGAGCATTGTCGGCAGATATGGGTAGACCATTTGCGATGGCGAGAAAGAAAGGTAAATTACCTGGTGAAACCATATTCACCAAATACGAATTAGAATACGGTACGGACGAACTACACCTACAAACAGATTCAGTGTTAGAAGGCGACCGTGTTCTAGTAGTCGATGATGTAATCGCAACCGGTGGAACACTGGAAGCGGCTACATCATTGATAAAAAGAATGAAAGCAGAAACAATAGGTATTGTTAGTATTATGGACTTGACTTTCTTAGGCGGTGCTGATAGATTAAGAGCAATGGGACATAATGTTTACAGTATTCTAGAGGAACACATTAAAGAATGATATACCTTGTAGATTTAGAAAGTGTTGAAACTCGTTACACTAAGCAGTGGAAAACACACTTACCGAAGTTATTATCGAAAGCCGGGTTGAATGTTGAGGTGATAGACGGCCCTAGGGCAGGCATTCCCGAAGCCACTACTCCCGGTGCTTTTCTAAACTTTGGAGGCACTAATATCTATAAGGCGGCACAGATATCAAAAATAGCAGAACTTTTTTGTAACGGAAAAGTAAAAGACGGAGACTATTTTTTATATACTGATGCGTGGAACCCTACAGTAATTCAGTTAAAATATATGGCTGAACTGCTTGGGGTAAAAATCCGGATTGGGGGTATGTGGCATGCCGGTTCGTATGACCCTCAAGACTTTTTAGGAAGACTGATTGGGGACACTCCTTGGGTTCGAAATGCTGAAATGGCAATGTACGAATGTTATGATGATAACTTTTTCGCAACTAAATTTCACATTGATATTTTTACCCAGACATTTTTTGAGGACGATAGGGATATCGCCCGGCAACTACTTCACTCAATAAGACAAGTTGGTTGGCCGATGGAGTACATTAAGACGGAGTTACAGGAGTACAAAGGGATGGAAAAAGAAGATATAATCTTATTTCCACATCGTATTGCTCCTGAGAAACAGCCGGAAGTTTTTGATTATATTGCAGAGCAAATGCCTGAATATAAATTTATAAAGTGTCAGGAACTTAATCTTTCTAAAGAAGAATACCACAACTTGCTTGGTAAGGCAAAAATGGTTTTTAGTGCTAACTTACAAGAAACCCTAGGCATATCTGTCTATGAAGGTCTTGTAGTTGGTGCTATTCCATTAGTTCCAGATAGACTAAGTTATACTGAAATGTGGTCAGATACATTTAAATATCCTAGTGAATGGACAAGAGATTTAGAATCGACTAAAAAGAATATAGAACAGATTAAAGCACGTATACGAATCTTAATGAAATCTAATGAAGATTTAGGTGAACTTATGGATAGCGAAAAAGCAAAGGTTAATCAGTTTTATTCAGGAGAGAAACTAATAGAGAGAATAACAGAGAGTATGGACCCTGTCAAATATGCAGAATAAACTATTGACATTGGTCAACTAATCATATATACTAATAAGATATATCAATAGAAAGGAACTTAGTACGTGAGAAAGACTTCCGACATAATCAAAGAGCGCCTCGTTACGGCTAAAGCAAAATTCAAAAGTAACGACAATATTTCAGAGTTTATGAAACCCGGTGAACTTGAGTCACTTCAACTTGAAGTACAAAACGAGTTTGAAAGGGTATTGCAAAGTCTAGTTATAGATACTGCAAACGACCACAATACAAAAGAAACTGCAAAACGTGTTGCTAAAATGTTTTTAAATGAAACATTTGGTGGCAGATATGCACCAGAACCAAGAGTAACAAGTTTTCCTAATATGGGATACAACAACTTGTATACAACAGGTCCAATCACTATTCGTAGTACTTGTGCCCATCACTTTCAAAACATTGTAGGTAAATGTTGGGTTGGTGTGTTTCCAGAAGAAGAAGTAATTGGTCTATCAAAGTTTAATAGACTTGTTCATCATATTGCAGAAAGACCTCAGATACAAGAAGAAATGACAACGCAGATTGCAGATAAACTTGTGCAATATGCAAAGACACCTAATGTTGCAGTTGTTGTAAAAGCAGAACATCATTGTATGACACATAGAGGTGTAAAAGAACACGATAGCGATATGACTACGGCAGTTATGCTAGGTAAGTTTAGGGACGATCCTAATCTTAAACAAGAATTCTATAACCTAATGTTAAGTATGAAAGGACACAAATAATAATGAAACTGAGGTATTCAGAGGCATTTTATAGTGTTCAAGGTGAAGGCAAATTCGTAGGAGTACCTAGTGTATTCTTACGTACATTTGGTTGTAACTTTCGTTGTATGAATTTTGGTTTAGCACGTGGTGAACCTATGCGTGATGAAAAACACAAAATGGGTAATAGATATAATGACGAAGTTAAAAAGTTAATTGATGATGATGTACATAAGACCACAAAAGAATTTGAAGACTTGCCTATAATTCACACAGGTTGTGATACATATGCAAGTATATATCCAGAGTTTAAACACTTCAATAAACAGGCTACAGTTGATGAAGTAGTAGAACATCTACTAAGTCTTACTCCTAATGGTAAATGGGTGCAAGATAATGGTCAAGATGTTCATCTTATAATGACAGGCGGTGAACCTTTACTTGCTTGGCAAAGATTGTATATTGAATTGTTTGAACACCCAAGAATGGAGGATTTAAAAAATGTTACATTTGAAACAAATTCTACACAAAAACTACACGAAGATTTCAGAACTTATCTCAATAATCAAGGAAGATTTAAAGTCACCTGGTCGTGTTCGCCTAAGTTATCCGTTTCTGGAGAATCTTGGGAATCTGCTATCAGACCTGATATTGTCCGTGATTACAATAGCATTAGCAATAGCGATTTGTATCTCAAATTTGTCGTTGCTGATACTACAGATATTGATGAAGTGCATCGGGCTGTTGATGAATACAAAGAAGTTGGTATCACCTGTCCAGTCTATCTTATGCCATTGGGCGGTAGAAGTGAAGAATATAATCTTAATGTTAAACAAGTGGCTGAAGTCTGTATGGAAAGGGGTTGGAGGTTCACGCCAAGACTCCACATCAGTTTATTCGGAAACGCCTGGGGTACGTGATGATGGAACTGCATCCAGAATTTATGATAATGAACAACACGAAAGAGCAATGAAAAAAGATATAGATAAAGATGACCTGCAACAACGTATAAGAAAAGCAGGATACTAGGAGTAAACAATGGAAGATTTTTATAAAACAAATGATGATACACTAGGCATATCCGCTACAGAATTCGTTAATGAATGGTATAATCAACAAGAGTATATGTTTGCTGATATTAGAGAGCCATCTGAAAAAGCAGATGCAGATTCAGTAAAAGGCACATTCAATATACCAATGTCAGAAATACCTGACCAAATTGATTATGCACCTACACATATAATTTGTTTAATGCTTTGTCAAGATGGTTCAAAGGCTGAACAGGCGACTAAGTACTTAAAGAACAATGGATATAAAAATATGATATACATTGAAGGTGGCATTAATGAATTACTAAAAGCAGTGCCTGATTTGAAAGGATAAATTATGGATATTATGAAACCTAATACTTGGTTTAAGTCCAATGAAGAAAACGAAAGAGAAAAAGCAAGAGCAATTAAAGACGAAAAGAAAAGAGATATCGCTATTGCAGAAGTTGACCATAAGTTTGGTCACATAAGCAAGAACGAACTTGATAAAAGAATTGCTACTGCTAATGGTGAACCTTGGGTTAAAGTTCTTAAGATGGAACTAGAAAAGGATAAACCTGGCTCTGGATTTTTTGAGTTAGACTTTAACGAAGACTTTGTAGAATATCTTGCAAATAATGGTTACGAAGGTTCTGATAACGATAAGATTGTTGATAATTGGTTCAATGACTTATGTAAGAACATTGTAATGGAAGGTTTGGAAGATGATGAAGGTGTTACTAAAAGTGTAAACACTGATAGCAAAGACGGAGTAATGATTAGAAGACTCAAGACTGGTGACGATACCGCAGAGTATTCTTGACATTCCGCACGTAATGTGTTATCTTATTAAGTACGTATATAATCAAGAGGTAAGTAATGGCGACTTTTATATTAGTTGATAGTTTTAATATGTTTCACAGAGCGAAACACGTGGCAATGCGTGGTTCAAATGTTGATATGCGTATTGGTATGGCTTTTCATATTATGATGAATAGTGTGAAAATGTGTTATAATAAATTCAATGCCGACCACGCAGTATTTTGTTTAGAGGGTAGAAGTTGGCGTAAAGATTTCTATGAACCATATAAACGTAATCGTAAAGATGCACGTGAGGCCTTATCAGTAAAAGAACAAGAAGAAAATCAGATTATGTTTAATGCATATGATGAACTTGTTGAATTCTTAGATAAGAAAACAAATGTAACATTACTACACAATAAACAAGCAGAGGCAGATGATATGATTGCTATGTTTATTGAATCACATCCTAAAGATGAACACATTGTAATTTCAAGTGATAGTGATTATCTACAACTAATTCAAGACAATGTAAAGATTTATGATGGTGTACAAAATCGTATCATTACTAAAGATGGTTACTTTAAAGATGATAAAAATATGACACCTATGAAAGATAAAAAGACAAAAGAGATTATGCCTGCTCCAGACCCTAAGTGGTTATTGTTTGAGAAATGTATTCGAGGTGATACAAGTGATAATATTTTCTCAGCATATCCTGGTGCTAGAAAGAAAGGCACAAGAAATAAAATTGGTATGATAGAGGCATATGAAGACCAAGATACTGGTGGGTTTAATTGGAATAACTTTATGCTACAAAGATGGACAGACCATAACGGTGACGAGCATACAGTAAGAGAAGATTATGAACGTAATAAAACTTTGATTGATTTACACGCACAACCTGTAGAACTCAAGGTAGAATTTGTTCAAACTATTGCAGATGCAAGTAAGCCTAAGACAGTATCAGGTGTTGGTATTAATTTTCTAAAATGGTGTGGTGAATGGGACTTACAAAATTTATCTAAAGCACCAGATGAAATGGCTTCTATATTAAACAAAGCATATCCGCAGGAAGCAAGTTAAATGACAAACAAAAAAAGAAAACTATTAGATGGTTCGGAAGTTCCTACTTTTGATTATGATATCATTTTAAAAGTAAGAACAAGATGTCCTGAAAAGTGGAGACTAAAAGATTTAGAAACTGGTGAAGAGTACATTGGTCAAAGCACAAACGAACCAAATAGTTTTGACTGGAAGAAGGTTGAATGAGAGATTGGAAAGATTTCGATAAATTCTATAACAAAATAGTATCTGATATCTATCACGAACCTGATAGTCTATTAACAATGCAAGTTGTTGATAAGATGCTCCCTGGCTTTTTAGACATATTAAGAGATAAAAATTCACGCATACTTGACGTGGGTTGTGGTAGTGGTTATGCCTTAGAAAAGATGAAAGAACGTGGATTTGAAAACGTTGAAGGTCTGACTCTTAATGATGAAGATATAAAAGATGTAACAAAACGAGGCTTTAAAGTACATCAAATCGATTTCAATTTTATGGACTTCAAAGATGAATTCAATGCAGTTTGGATGCGACACGCATTAGAACATTCTCCTTTTCCTTTTTACACTATATGGAAATTAAATATCATACTTAAAAATGGTGGACTTCTTTATGTAGAAATGCCACAACCTCATATAGATAGATTAAAAAACTCAGAACGTATATTAGAAAAGTTTCCTAATCATTATAGTATTATGGGTTCAGAAATGTATAAGAGTTTATTTTCTAGAGCAGGCTTTAGACTTGTCCAGCACGATGAAATATTTCTATCTAATATGAAACAACCCGGTAAAACTGAAACATTTAATGAAACTTATGATTGGTATTTGCTACAAAAAGTAGAGGATGTAGCAAATGATGATTAGTCAAGATGACATAGATGCATTTAGAGAAATGAAAAAGTGTTATGTATTTGACGTAGACGGTACACTTACACCAAGTAGAGGTCTTATTGATAAAGAATTTTTAGAATGGTTTCTTGATTTTGTTTCTAAGGAGAAAGTATATCTTGCAACAGGAAGTGATGCACCAAAAACTATTGAACAAATAGGTGAAGAACTATTCAACAAAGTAGAAAGAGTTTATAATTGTAGTGGTAATTCAGTATGGGAAAAAGGTAAGAACATTTATAATAATGATTGGAAGTTACCTCAGTTACCTTGGCACTTCTTAGAAACAAAACTTATCCATAATCCATTTGAACCAAAAACAGGCAAACACTTTGACGAAAGACCTGGTTTATTAAATTATAGTATTGTTGGTAGAAATGCAGATACAAAACAACGTAAACAATATGTTGAATATGATTTAGCAAACAATGATAGAATTAACATAGCAAAAGAATTCAATATAAACTTTTCTAAAGAGTATAATGTAGTTGCCCAAGTTGCAGGAGAAACTGGACTAGACATAATGCCTATGGGTAAAGGCAAACAACAAATATTAGAAAACTTTCAAATAGATGATATCATTATTTTCTTTGGTGATAAAACAGAATCAGGTGGCAATGATTATGATATCGCAGAAGCCGTAAAGAAAAGACAAGACGGAAAAGTTTTCTCAGTAAATGATTGGAAGCACACGTGGACTATACTCAAATCACATTAAATGGAACTGATTGGAGTAATCTATATCACGTTGACTATAACCCTGGCTCAGGTGGAGAAAAACTTGCAGAAATACTTGCAATAAAAGGTGAGTGTTCACATTGTAAAAGAGCAGATTTATTAAATGCTAATCACAAATACATATATGACGATAGTTTTTATAGTACATATTGTACACCTTATTTTCAACCTTGGTTAAAACCATACACATACAAATCTAGAATACCATTAGACAGACATACGTTAGTTGATATGGTTATCAATTTAAAACTTATAGATAAATTTAGAGACAAGATAGATCCTCTTTCAAATGAAACTATTCACGTAGATAAAACTGATTATACAAAAATAGCCGCAGGTCATATAGTAAAAGATAATGTCGTTTTAAGAACACATAATAGAAAAAGAGAATATCAAAGATTAAAGAATGCAAAATCAATTAGAATATATCCTATCAGGGCAGGAAATCATATTGTTGCTAGAATGTTTCTAAGACGATGGTTAGTTGAAATGGATGTAAAATCCTGGGGACTAAGAGAAGTTTTAGGTGATAAGTATATGGACTATGCTGAAAACTACTATAAAGATTATGGTGGAGTAAAGTATCAGTGGCAACAAGAAAGATTATTACATCAACAAGAAAGATTTTATTCTGACATACCAGTAGATTTATCATACCAAACTTTTGTAATACAGGCATTCAATGATAATAGTGATATTAGAGCAAAAGACGTAATCAATCACGAGGCTGATGATTATGCTATACCTATAGATAATATTATAAATGCAACCGAATGGGTATTTGGTACTGCAACTAGACCATTAAGACAGATATACAAGTACACAGGTGTACATATCGAAGAAAAATACATAAAAGACTGGCAAGAAGAAAATAGCAATGAGTTAATTAATATAGGATTTGATCCAAAAACACACGATAATCCTTATTCAACTATGGACACTATGAAATATTTTTTAAAATACTATGACTAATAATATATTCAGCATAAATTTAAATGGGTATGATTGGAGTAATCTATATCACGTAGATTATTCTGGTGGTAGTGGTGGTGAATATCTCACAGAATTAATTGCCAATAAAGCAGGTGCAAAAGCCTCAAGTATGATTAAAGATACACCTGAAGGCAAGAATTATGAAATAATGGATAGTATTAATAATCAATATGCTACTCCTTACATACACGATTATGCAGAACCTTTTCTTCTAAAAGGACATTATAACATAGACACTCACGATATAAGAACTATGGGAATGAATATTAAATTATGGGATTATTATAGATTTGAAATTAAAAGACATTTAAACAATCTTAATGATCCAGAACATAACCCAGAACGTGTTAAAAGTTTTCCTACACAAGTAGAAAAAATTAATATTGCTAGAATGCATAGATGCACACACCCATTAATCGTAAGAACACATTATAATAAAAGAGACTACGAACAGTTAAAAGGAATAAAAAGTTTATGGATGTATCCTGCTACGCATAGTCAATTAGTTGCAGTTAGAATGTTCTTAAGAAGACATCTCAATTCTTTGTTAAGTTTTGACAAACATAGAACACAAGAAAGATTGGGTGAACATATGTTTGAATGGTTTAAGAAAAGATATGATTCAGGTACAGGTATATATTATCAATGGCAGTTGGAACAAGCATTAAAGAATAAGGATAAGTTTTATAACAATGAAGATTTTGATAGTTCTTTTAAAAACTTAGTTGATACATTTATGGATGAACAATCAGATTTTAAAGTAAAAGAATTTAGAATTTATAATGACATTAACAAAGATCCAAAATGGAGATTGAATAGATTTGAAAACTTTATCAATGCAACAGATTGGGTATTTGGTTTCGATGAAGAACCGTTTAATGTTGTTAAAAAAGTTACTGGTTTTAACATAAGGTCAGAACTAGTACAAGAATGGCAAGACAAGAATAAGTCGCAATTAACCGACTTGGGTATTAAGTTTACTGCTACTCAAGAGGAATGTAAAGACTTTATCTTAAATTATTATAAGAACAATAATATAAAGGTAAAGATAGATTAAAGGAATTAAGATGTTTAGATTTTTTACAACAAAAAAATGGGCATTGTGGGCTTGGTTAGGATCAGCATTGATACTAAGTTCACTATGGATACAAGTAGAAATTGATGTTAAAATCAATGAATGGTTTGGTCAATTCTATGATATGATTCAAAAAGCCCTAGCAGAACCTAATGCTATTACTATAGGAGAGTATTGGGCAAGTCTGTTTAGTTTTATATATCTAGCAGGTATATATGTTGCTATTGCAGTTGCAGTTAGTTTTTTTACTGCACACTTTTTATTTAGATGGCGAACTGCAATGGTAGAATGGTATCATTCTGTGTACGACAAAGCAAGAACTATTGAAGGTGCCGCACAAAGGGTACAAGAAGATACGATTAAGTTTTCAAGAATTATGGAAGGACTTGGTACAAGTTTTATTGAATCAATTATGGTACTTGTTCAGTTTGTTCCTATCTTATTTGGATTATCAGTTGGTATTCCAATCTTCTTCTTTGGTGATTGGCAATATGGATTGATTACAGGTGCAATACTTTGGTCTGTAGGTGGTACTGCATTCTTAATCTTATTAGGTTGGTTATTACGACTAGTAGGAGTTGAATATGACTTACAGAAGAAAGAGGCCGCTTATAGAAAAATACTTGTTATCGCAGAAGATGATAATACAGTAAGACCAAAGACAATAGAAGAATTGTTTGATGGTGTTAGAGGTATTCATTTTAAATCATATTTGCGTTATTTGTATTTCAACATTGGGCGTATTGCATATCTACAAGCAAATGTTTTAAGTGCTTATGTATTTCTAGCACCAGCCATTGTTGCAGGAGTTGTGACATTAGGTGTTATGCAACAAATAATTAGAGCATTTGGTAGAGTAGAAGGTTCAATGCAATATCTATTAAAGGCTTGGCCGACTATTATTGAACTTATGAGTGTCTATAAACGTTTAAGAGAATTTGAACGACAAATTATTGACGGTCCTAAGAGTCAAAAAATGTCGCAGAGTTTAATGGAATAATGAAATTAACTACGAACAAAAAGGATAAATATAATCAGTACACATTGTGTACTGATAATTTCTAAGGTGATTATGTATACAACAGAGATTATAAAAGACAAGTTTTGGATACTGGAAGATGCCGGTGTAAAACTGGGTACTATCAGAAAGAAAGATGACTCTAACTTTGAAGTCATCATCAGAAACGAGGGTATAGATATACTTGACACTGATGCTCTTACTACAAAATATGGTTCATCAATTCTAGAACCAAAACTTGTCAATAAAATTGAAAGTGTCGAGTACGGTAAAGCATTAGACGAAGTAAATGGTTATCCGTGTAAGCACAAACCTTGTAATGTTGCTATGACTCCAGTTAAAGAAAGAGACATTCCAACATATACAAAAACTGAAACTAGTAAAACCTTGTACGCCGCAGGTTATTATGGATTACATTTTAATGGCGTATGGAGGAACACATATTGTGTTAAACTAGAAACATTACACAACTACGAATTCGTCGGACCGTTTAAGACAAAAACCGAGTTAGAAGCCGAAGTTCTCAAAGCAAGTAAAATGAATGTATAAAAAATTAAAAGACTTCATTGCCATAATTAACAGAGCAAATTTGCGTGGCGAGACAAGTATTCGTTTGACAATAGCAGATGCAAATGAAATTGAGAATGAAATAGCAAGGTTATTATTAGAACTAAAAGAAGGAAATAAGGGGGATAATATTCTAGACGGAGGCCAGTTTAAAGATTAGGAGGATCCAGATGGATCGCATTAAAAAACGAATAAAGAAGGCACTACCAACAGTAGGATTGATTGCACTTACCCTAGTTCTATCAGTTATTGTTAATTCTTACATAAGAGAAATTCAAGTAAAAGTACATCAAGGTATAGCCTGGGTGTGGAATGATGTAAATCAAACCGCAGGTGAATTTTTGTATGATACCAACGGTGTTATATTTAATGGCAAAGGCTTTGATAATGAAAGAGATATAAAACACGTAATAAATGAATCATTTAGAAGTGTTGTCCAAATAAATATGATACCTAAAGAAACAGGGTACGTCAAAAACTTAGGCGGAACTGGTACAGGTTTCTTTGTTATGGTAGATGATGAATATGGTTATATAATGACCAACTTTCACGTTATAGAACGTGCTTTACTATTACCACTCAATATAGATTTAAAAGTTAATACTGCTACAGATTGGTGGGATTATGAAGCAGAAATTATAGGTGCAGATCCAGTTGCAGATATCGCCTTAGTAAGAATAAAAAAGAAAGATAATGAAGAATGGAAACCTTTAGAATTTGTAGAAGACTCAAGAATTGAACTCACAGAAGGTGATCCTGTTGTAGTTATAGGTCACGGAATGTCATTACCTTTTACTGCATCAACAGGACATATTAACTATACAAATAGATTTGGTACAGGTGTATATACATTACATTTACAAATAGATGCAGTTGTCAATCAAGGTAACTCTGGTGGACCAGTTGTTACTCACGATGGAAAAGTAGCAGGTGTTGTAGTAAGTATATTATCACCTGGTAGACAAGTTCCTGGTTGGGATGGTGTAGGTCTAGCAGTTATGGCCGATATTGCAAAAAGAACTTGTAAATATATTATGGACAAATACAAAGAAACAGGTGAAACAGTTAAATGGGTTCCATATGTAGAAGTACCATATAAGTTTAAAATATTCTCATACGATGAAATGAAAGATAACGGTATGTTAGAATTAGACCGTGAAGATAGAAATATGATGTATGTAGATATGGAAGGAAATGAAGAAGGACAGGCTTACAAAGAAGGTCTACGTTCAGGAGATATCTTATTAGAGATAAACGGTGAACCAGCAAGAGGTCCTTTAGACTTATTATATGTTGCTATTCATTCATTACCAGGAGATACAATTACTCTAAAAGTCAAAAGAGGCGATGAATTTACTGGATATGAAGAACTAGAATTCAGTTTTGAACTCAATGAAAAAGACGAAAAAGAACTAAGAGAGTTTGTAAACAAAATGAAACAAAGGTAATGTTCGAATATAACCAAAAATATGATAAATAGTATATAACAAAAGAGAATAAAAATATTATGGCGAGACCAAAACCAACTATATTATTAGAGCATACGGATAATAAGACGTATAGAAGTGAGCAAGTACTTAAAGCAGAGGCTGTTTATGCGGTCTTTCATAAGGGTATTGCTATTAACTTACGTAGTCTTAATTCTTTGGTCAACTTTCCAGGTCCAAAATATAAGAAAGTTTCTTTTTCAAATCCAGGACACGCAATAAATCTAGCACAAAGATTGAATACATTATTTAAATGTGATGATTTTGAAGTATACGTTCTAACAAAAGGCGAAAAACTTGAGTTGGAATAGTGTTAAAGTCAGAGGTCATAAAGTATCTTAACGCAAATACTAAAGGGCGTAAAGCCGGACGTAAAGAGTTTCGGGTCAATGATATCTTTATTAGTTCCTCAAGTGATAAAGAAAACTTTAGATTAACATCATTTGGATCAAATATCCTAGCGAAACATTTTAAAGAGTACCGAATCCCTATCAAAACTGATGCTGGTATGAAACTAGAAAAGTCAGGGAAAATGGTACTGATTCTTGATAGATACCTAAATAGTCCATATTATTCATCAAGAGCATACCTCAAGTTGTATGAAGAATCAGTGGCCGCTCAAATTTCACTCATAGGTTTAGAAGATTGGGTAGAGGCCAAAGATAAAATCTCAAAAATCAACTAAAATAAGCATTTTTTTATAGTTCCAAAACTTGACAGATTCGAGAATCGTGTTATAGTGTATACATAATGACAAAGAAAGGAACTGAAAATATGTCTGCTCAAGTTTCAATGAATGATATGGATGTTAGGATCGTTAAGCCTAGCGATATCAAAGATGAAGTAAATTATGCTTTTAATAGAAAGCGACCAATCTTTTTGTGGGGCCCTCCGGGTGTCGGTAAATCTGAGATTGTTGAAACAATCACTCAGGAACGTTCAGGTTATATGATTGACCTGAGACTTGCTCTTATGGAGCCAACTGACTTAAGGGGTATCCCTTATTACAATGATAAAACAGGTCAAATGATGTGGGCTCCGCCTGCTGATTTGCCTACTCAAGAGTTGGCTGACCAGTTTGAAAACATTGTATTGTTTTTGGACGAAATGAACCAAGCACCGCAATCTGTTCAGGCGGCGGCTTATCAACTTATTCTTAATAGACGTTTAGGTAGTTATAAACTTCCTGATAACGTTCTTATCGTGGCGGCTGGTAACAGGGAGAGCGATAGAGGTGTTGCTTATAGAATGCCTTCTCCACTTGCTAACAGGTTCGTACACTTAGAAATGGGTGTTGATTTTAACGATTGGCAGGTATGGGCAATCACTAACAAAATCCATTCTGATGTTGTTGGTTACTTAACATCAAACAAGATGGACTTGTTTAACTTTGACCCTAGAACTGCATCAAGGGCTTTTGCTACTCCAAGGTCTTGGACTTTTACTAGTCAACTTCTTCCAGTAGAAGGTGAGACTATCGAGGATAGCAAGTTGCACGATTTGATTGCTGGTACTGTTGGTGATGGTATCGCAACAAAGTTTATGGCTCACAGGGCTATTTCTGGGAAACTTCCAAACCCTACTGATATTCTTTCAGGTAAAGTAAAAACACTTTCAAGAGAGGGTAAGGAAATCTCTGCAATGTTCTCACTTACAACTTCACTTTGTTATGAACTGAAGGAGTTTGCTGATAAGAACAAAGGCAAAATGGACGAGTTGTACAAAATGGCTAATAACTTTTTCAAGTTTATGATGGACAACTTTGAAACTGAAATGATTGTTCTAGGTGGTAGAACTGCATTGAAAGTTTACAAACTTCCACTAGAGCCTAGAAAAGTTCCTTGTATCGAGGACTTCTTCAAGCAGTATGGTAAACTAATTATCGAGGCTCATAACGCATAAGAGCAGACACTTACTGCGTTAAAGCAGGGAGAGAGGTATTGACTTCTCTCCCTTTTTTTGTTATAATAAGGAATGATTTGGGAAACAATAAAAGCACGGGCTAAAACTAATGGCGATAAACTCGCCCTTGTATGTCACGATAAACAGTATACATATAAGGAACTGGTTGAAAGTATTGAAAAGTTAATAGCAATACTGTCAACTGCTATGAGTCCAGGCGATAAAGTTTTATTTGCCAGTGATAAAGAATATCATTACGTAAGAATGGTATTGGCTTGTGATGCCTTAGGTATTACATTTATGCCAACGTTTCCAAATCTACCAGATAAAGTAATCGAAGGTATCAAGTCAGCAAGTAAACCTGACCATGTCATTCTCAGCGAAGAGGATGCAACAAACCTCAAACCTCACAATAAGGGTTTAGTTTATACGAGGAGTATTAACGACCTATTCACTGTTATATTCACTAGTGGTACAACTGGTGAACCTAAAGCAGTGGCTCACAATAGGTTGGCGTGTGTAACTGCGTGTGTCCAAAGTATGGAAATTTTGGAGATGAAGGAAAACGATGTAGTGTTAGCACAACTCCCACCATCAACTATTGCAGGCTTATATCTATTTCCTCTGCCAGGTCTAATGAAAGGTTCTACGGTTGTAATGGAAATGTTTAATCCACGAAAGTTTATTGAACTACTAAAGAATTGGAAACCAACTATAGGTCTTATCGTTCCTGCTATGATGATTGCTTTATCAAAAACTAGAGGCTGGAGTGAACACGATATGTCTCATTGGAAGACATTATGTGTTGGTAGTACAGTTATACCTGAGGAGATGTTGAATACATTATTTGATATGGGTGTTCCTCAGATAAGAAACTTTTATGGTTGTACAGAAACACACGTCCCGCCTTTTACGAATTTAATTAAACCAAATGATGAACATCCTTTACAATTACACGTAACTAAAAATTATGAATATAAATTAGATAGATTTAATGTGCTTTGGTTAAGAGGTATACCTCTTATGAAAGGTTATATAAACTATGATGCACCTATAGATAGCGAAGGATACTGGTGTACAGGTGATGTATTTGAACGTAAACATAATCTATTATTTTACAAATCAAGGCAGAATGATTTAATAAAAGTAAATAGTTTTAACGTATCTCCTGTAGGTATAGAAAATGCTTTATTAGTACACCCTAATATTGATGAAGTTTGTGTTACATATAGAGATAGAGACCTTGGAGAGAAAGAGATTGTCGCAGTTTGTGTATCGGATTCAGAGATAAATAGTATTGATTTATTGAACTTTATTAAAGATAAATTGTTTCAGTATGAGTTACCAAAAGAAATTATAGTTACTAAAGAATCTTTACCTAGAAATAAAATGGGTAAAGTTCAGAGGCAACTAGTTAGAGAAAAGTTTGTGGAGACGGAATGAAAAGTAAAGTAAATAAAATTGTCATATTAGGAGGCGGAGCCGCAGGTTGGTTTACTGCCGGATATTTAAAATACAAGAATCCAGAGATTGATATTACACTTATCGAAAGTGATAAGATAGGTATTCTAGGTGTGGGTGAAAGTACTATTCCACAACTAGGAGACTTCTTTAAAGAAATGGGGATCGAAGAACGTGATTGGATGCACCACACAAATTCGATTTATAAACTAGGTAACAAGTTTGTTGGTTGGAATATACCAGGCAAACGTGACCACGTTACTAATCATTGGTGGTGCTCCAAATACGATGAACAATATTTCTCGTTTTCATTTACATTACCAGAAAAACATTTAACAACTAGTTTCTATCATCAATTAGATACAGAAGACTTTTTCCATAACTCAAAAGGTAAACCTGGTATCGATGATAAATGGAATGACTACTGGTTACAGTTGCTTAGAGATAAGAGAAAGAACTGGTGGGAAATGTCAGAGGATATGCAAGAGGCAACATTCTTAATGGATATGAATAAAGCACCATTTGATATGGATGATAATATTCTAGTTGGTTCTTGGCAGGCAAAAACATATCACGTAGATGCAGAAAGATTTCCAGAAGTAGTTAGAGATAGAGTTGCTATACCTCACGGAGTTAAACACGTTAAAGGTCACGTACAACATATATCTAAAGACGCAGAAGGTTATATTCAAAAGTTAGTTTTAGAAGATGGTTCTGAACACGAGGCAGATTTATTCTGTGATTGTACAGGCTTTAATAGAATTTTAACAGGTACTATGGATAATGGTTGGCATAATTATGACCATATCTTTACACGTGATGCAATCGTAGGTCCAGTAAAATACAACGATGTATATAAAGAGTTTAGACCTTATACACAAAGTTATGCTTGTGATGAAGGTTGGACATTTATTATTTCATTATTCAATCGTATGGGTTCAGGATATATTTTTGATAGAACTGAAATCTCTCCGGAAGATGCAAAAGAAAAGTTTATCAAATATTGGGATGGATATGAATTTATAAAAGAACCAAGACATATAACTTGGGAGTCAGGTCGTATGCAAACTCCTTGGAATAAAAATGTTGTTGGTATCGGAATGGCAGGTGCATTCGTAGAACCAATGGAAGCAAATTCATTATATGTTGCACAGGCTTGTATTCAATTAACAAACAGAATTATTAATCGTGCTAAAGAGGCAGATGAAGTAATTGGTCCATCATCAATTAATGCTTACAATAGAAATATGTGCAAATTAGAAGATGGTATTGCAGACTTTATTGCTTATCACTTTACATTAACAGATAGAGAGGATACACCTTTCTGGAAGAAACAAAAACAATACGGTATTGACCATAATCATAAAGAGGCGTGTTGGAAACATTACAGAAGACCTGTAAACTATATAGGTAACGGTGTGTATCCAGACTTTATGTGGGCTATGTTAGCCGTATATATGAATAAATTTGATGATAAAATCGAACTAAATACAAAGAGAGAATTAATGGAGAAGGCAAACACAATGTTTAACTATATCCATACATCAAGTAAAGAGAATGCCAAGTACGCACCTCACGCCTACGATTGGCATAGAAAATTCTTATTTGATGGTAAAGACCATAAACAAGTTTTGGAGGAAGTACTTGCGAAAGTTTCTAGGAATATCGTTTGATTACGAAAGAAAAATGCACACGCAATGGATATTTAATGCCATTGTAACTGCAATAGCCGTACCTTATGCAATGTATATAGGTGCTTGGTCTATGCTAGGTTGGGCATTCGTATGGGCATATCTTGTAATGTGCATAGGTGCAAATGCAGGATTTCACAGATGGGCATCACATCATAGTTGGAAGCCAAGTGAATGGGTCAAGTGGTTAATGATGGCAATGTTTTGTCACGGATCACCAGGTTCACCATTAGTTACAGTTTTATTTCATAGATATCATCACAAACATTCAGATACAGAAAACGATCCTCATTCACCTCACGTAATAGGTTGGTTTAGAGGAGCAACAGGAAGATTTGCAAAGTCTGGTGGATACACAAGTTCAGGTCGTGATTTATTTAAAGAGCCTAGTATTGTATTCTTTCACAGACATTATTGGAAGTACCAAGCAGTAATCTATTTAGGTGCATTACTAATTGGTGGTCCATTATTCTTTGGTCTATTCGTATGTTTCTGTGGGTTCTGGAACGCCACAATAGCAGGACATATTTTAGATGGCGTATTATCACATTATAAATTTTTAGGTTATCGTTGGTTTGAAACTAAAGACCAATCTAACAACAATCCAATCTTTGCTTGGTTAAGTGGAGGAGAGGCGTGGCACAATAATCATCACGCAAAACCAGGTAAGTATTATTTCGGACATAAATGGTGGGAGTTTGATCCAGCAGGATTTTTAATTTGGGCAATTTTGAAACGTGTATAGATGATACTTGGCGAATTCACAGGGCGAGATAAACTTAAATTCTCGGTTCATAAAGTAACTACAGAAAACTTAGATGAATTTAAAACATTCTTAGAGGAATGTGGCAATGAAGGTGCGGATAATAATTCTTCACTTTCTAAAATTAAGTTTGGAAAATGGGGCGATGAAGAGGCTTGGTGGGTAATCAAACATAAAGATAAAATGATATCAATGAGTGCGGCTCATTATCTGCCTCACGTATCTCCTAAATGTTATATGATTGCATATAGAGTTTATACTTTAAAACCTTGGAGAGGTACTGCTAGTGGAACTAAAGACCATAGACTATTAAATGAATTTCATCATAGAGCAATTCAACCTTACGCAGTAGATTGGTGTATTGAAAGAGGTGCAACTAAAATTGTTACGGCTGTTAATACAATATTAAATACTGTACCTGATCCAAGTGGGTTAGAATATAAGTTTTCAAGAGTTGCTAGGATAATGTTTCCTAAAGAAAATAAGTATACTTTAATTCATAAAGACCTAATGCTATACAATAGATATCAAGATGTTTATGAATTACATTATAGAGACTTTAATACAATGGAGAAGTTATGACCGTATATATAAATTCAATGTCAGCATTTACACCATTTGGTAATTTAGATGATACTTGGAAAGGCATTACGGATAATAAAGTATGTTACGGTCCAATAACTAAATTCGATCCTGATGCAAGTAGATATACAAGGTCAAAAGTTGCAGGTGAATTTCATTTCAATGCAGATGATTATCCAATTATAACAGAACAAGAACGTGATAGAATACCAGAACATATGCAATGGGCTATTGCTTTAGTTTCAGATTTAGATACAAGTGACCTTGATCCCAATAGAACAGGTGTTATGATATCTCCTGGATATGCAATGTACTTAGAAACATTACAAGCAAATAAAGAGAATAGGGATAACAGTTATACATTTTGTCCTAATATGATTGCAAACAATATCAATATAAAATATGGTTTCAAAGGTCCAAGTACAATTACAATGAGTGCTTGTAGTACAGGTATCTATAGTGTCATATGGGGTGCAATGATGATTGAGGCAGGTCTATGTGATAATGTAATTGCTGGAGCAATCGACTGGTGTATTACAGAAGATGCATTTAAACAAATGTGTAAGTTAAGAGCATTGACAACCAAGTATAATGATACTCCAGAAATAGCATCAAGACCTTGGGATACTAAACGTGATGGATTAGTGTTAAGTGAAGGTGGTGCAGTATTCGTATTGAGTAATACATTTAAAGCAAATACACTATGCGAAATTGATGGATATGCTATGACTAATGATGCATATCAGGTTGTCGCACCTCATCCAGAAGGTGAGCAAATTGAAAGATGTATGAAAGAGACACTAAAAGGTAAAACCCCAGGTTTAATTAATGCTCACGCCACAAGTACACCATTAGGAGATTATGTAGAACTAGATGCTATTAATAGATTAGGACTTGGAAAAGTTCCATTAGTTGCGAATAAATCTCAAATAGGACATCTTATGGCCGCCGCAGGATCTATTGAATTAGCACTATCTATATTGTCTCTAAAACACCGCATTATACCGCCTACGGTGAACGTAGACGAGGTTTTAGACGGATATAGTCCAAATATACGTAGTAAATCAGAATCACACGAAATTAAGTCAGTTTTATGCAATTCCTTTGGTTTTGGTGGTACTAATGCTAGTATCCTTATCAAATAAAACCCTTGTAAAACTTGACAGATTCAAGAATCGTGTTATTATATATACATAATGAAGGCGAAAGGTATATCAAAAATGAACTCGGAACAAGCAATGCAAGGTCAAATACACGACCAAATGATGGGTGAAGAAAAAGACTTAGATTCTTTAGTTGATGACCTTTTGAAAGATTCAAATGTAGAGATTGACGAGGCTTCTGAGGAGCCTGTAGTATTTGATTATACTGATGCTCAAGTTAAAGAAATGATTGTTGCAGGTCGTGTTAGGATGCTTATCAAACATCCTTTCTTTGGTACACTTGCTACACGATTGAAATTGGTTGAGGCAGAATGGTGTCCAACAGCCGCAGTTGACGGTAAACATTTTTATTACAACCCAGATTTTTTCAGAACATTAACTCCGGAAGAGATTGACTTTGTAGTTGGTCACGAGGTAATGCACTGTGTTTATGACCACTGTGGTACAGGCGGTCGTCTATTAGATTTTCCAGAAGATAAACGTGATGCTAAGATGTGGAACATCGCCGCTGATTATAAAGTTAATCAGGCTTGTGTTGAAAGCAAAATTGGTGTAATGCCAAAGTCTGCATTGTATGACTCACAATATCACGGTAAGTATACTGAGGAAATTTATGAGGTTCTTTTATCAAATAAAGAAAAGCATCAGGACAAACAAACTTTAGACATACACCTTAATGGTGATGGTAAAGATGGTGACAAGCAAGGTGAAGGTGTTCCTGCTGGTAATGATCCAACAGGTAGAAAAGCACCAATCAAAATTTCTAAAGCAGAGGCAAAACAAATTAAAGACCAGATGAAACAGGCTGTTATTCAGGCGGCTCAATCTGCTGGTGCTGGTAATATGCCTGGCGATATCAAAAGAATGATTAAGGAAATGACAGAGCCTAAGATGGACTGGAGGGAGATGATTAATCTTTCAGTACAAAGTTTACTTAAGGCTGACTTCACTTGGATGAGACAATCTAGGAAGTCTAGGTCAATGGGTATCTATCTTCCTGGTCAAGACAATGAAGAAAAAATCAATCTTGCTATTGGTCTTGATGTTTCAGGTTCTATTGATGATAGAATGGTAAAAGATTTTCTTGGTGAAGTCTATGGCATTATGCAACAGTTTCAAGATTTCAACATCAAGATTTGGACTTTTGATACTCAGGTATACAAAGAGTCTTTCAAAGAGTTTACTCCAATGAATGCTGAGGAACTAAAAGATTATGTTCCAATCGGTTGTGGTGGTACTGACTTCGAATGTAACTACAACTTTATGGAAGAGAATGATATCAACCCTGATAAATTCATTATGTTCACAGATGGTTATCCGTTTGGTTCGTGGGGTAATGCAAACTATTGTGAATCACTTTTCGTTATTCACGGTAGCGATAAGATAGTCCCTCCATTTGGCGAATACGCATACTACGATAACAAAGCCGCATAAATAACTTTATAATATTTCAGAAAGTTTATTTAATGAGTAGTGATACCTTACTTTTAAATGCGGATTACAAACCATTAAGTTTATCACCCTTGTCAACTTTAACTTGGCAGGAAAGCATTAAACTTATATGGTTAGATAAAATCAATGTAGTAGAATGGCACGAGGATTGGGAAGTACATAGTCCTAGCCACACAATGAAAGTCCCTAGTGTTATTGCAGTACGTGAATATGTACAACAAGATAGAGAAGGTATTAATTTTTCTAGGCGTAATGTATTCATAAGAGACCATTATACTTGCCAATATTGTTCACAACCTTTTAATTCAAAAGAACTAACTCTAGACCACGTGATACCTAGATCCAAAGGCGGTAAGTCTGGTTGGGATAATATGGTAACTGCTTGTAAAAAATGCAATCTGAATAAGGGTTCTAGAACTGATATCAAGCCTACTAGAACACCAATTAAACCAAATTTCTACAATCTAATGGCACAAAAAAACTTTACTTTATCTATAAAATATAAGGTTTGGTTGGATTATTTGGATTGGCCAGAGAAATATATCAAATTAGTTGCATAAAACACTTGACTTTCACTCCCAGATTTAGTAAAATTAAAAGATGAATAGTAAAATATTCTTATTATATATAATAAAAAACAAACCTTAATGTCAAAGGAGTATACAAATGGCAGAAGAAAATAAAACACCAGAGGCTAAAGCAGAAGCGCCTGCTCAAGCGCCTATGGTTACAGTTAATGACCTAGTCAACATTTATAATGTTATTGACTTGGCGTCAAAACGTGGTGCGTTTCAAGCCGCGGAATTATCATCAGTTGGAGCAGTTGCAAATAAAGTGAAGGCGTTTGTTGACCACGTCCAAGCAGAGCAAAAGAAAGCGGCTGAGGCGGCTGGTGAGGCAGAAGGCAGTAAGCCTGCTGAAACAACTACAGGCGAGTCCAAATAATGACTCAAATGACAAAACATATAGGTAGACATAAAGGCACAGGTCAACGGTTAGCAGTTGTCTTTATGCAAATACCAGAAGACCCAACTCACGCATTGGTAGTGTATAGCGATATGTTACCAGACAAATATCACGATGATTTTATGTCTGCAATCGAGTCGCAAGAATGCCAAACCTCAAATGTACTATACGAAGGTTTACAACGTAAAGTATTTTGGCACGGAGGCAATATGCTAGAATCATTGCATAAAGATGGGTTACTTAAAAAGGTTCCTACTGAGGCAGTAATCTTACAACCCACTCCTCAACAACAGGTCCCACTAGATGATGTACTTTCAGAAATGAAAACTATCGAAACAACCAAACAGGCAGAGGTAGTTGATGGTAATGCAATGCAACAACCTAATCCTATGCCAGGTGATAGAATTGATGAACAAGTAAATCAATCTCTAGGTGAGGACAATAAAGCAATCGCTCAAAATCTTCTAATGCAGGCGGCTCTACTAGAGCAGGAAGCAGAAAAGAAAAGAGCGGATGCAATTAAATACGATCCTACTTTAGCAGAAAAAGGAAACGAACCTGCTAAACGTGGTAGAGGTAGACCTAAAGGTACAACCAAAGAGGCAATGGCTGAAAGGGCAGAGGCGGCAGACTCTAATCTTGAACAGGCTGTAGCATCTTTAGATACCACATCAGCGGACGTATAATGAGTAGGCGTAGTGAACTCCTTGATTTAATCCTTCAGGAAAGAGAACGTCAGGTGGGGTTATCAGGTTCAGAATATGATGGAAATAATTCGCCTAATGATTGGATTGCGATTGCATCATATTATCTTGTACAAAATACAAGGAGAGCCACTATGCTTACACCCCCTAATGCGGAAGAATTTAAAAACGATTTAGTAAAGGCATCAGCCGTAATTCTAGCCGCATTGGAACATATCGATACTATGAAAGATAAAAAGGATTTATCATAATGGAATTCGATAGAGAAGGTGAATTTGATAAAGTTATGGAGGAGATATTTCCAGTAAGTATCCCTTCTAACTTTGTCAAAAGTATTAGTGTAAAACTAGCAAACGGTCAACAAGTTATTCTTAAAGGTGATGAATTAATAAATCCATTACCAGTAAACAATGACTTTAGTTGGGATAAACTTGTATCACAATTCGATAGCATTGAGGATATTCAAGTTTTTGTAGATATGCCTGCTATTCGTGAAAATGTCGTTATGAATGTTCGTAATATTCTTAGTCAACACTTTGAAGATATGAAAAAGCGAAAGAACAAAGCGAATAAAAAGCCCGAATAACAGATAAATATCTATACAAACAGGAGTACGGAATGATAAGTATGATTCTTGCTACTGACGAAAGTGGTGGCATTGGTTATAAAAATTCACTTCCTTGGCCTAAAGTCAAATCTGACTTACAATGGTTCAAAGAAAAGACTCTAAACGAGGTAGTCGTTATGGGTCGTAAAACTTGGGCCAGTTTAGGCGACTATGCACCTTTACCCGAAAGAATTAATTATGTAATAAGTTCAAGTGATTTTAAATTATTTGAAGGAGCATATGATTCATATGACCATACAAAATATAGTTTAGAAACTATCGTTCAAGCAATACAATCAAGACACCCTAAAAGAAATATAATGATAGTAGGTGGTAAAACACTTTATGATGAATTATATAAAATAGCGGATACAATTTATCTGACTACAATCAAAGGTACATATGAAGTTGATACATCTGTTAATAGAACTCGATATTTAGAATTATTCGAAAGAAGTTATCAACACCAAACAGAAGAATGCACTTTTGAAATTTGGAATAAAAAAGAACATATAAAACAACAACAGGATCCTAGACATAATCAGTGGTGAAGTAATGCGAAACTTTGAGGAAGAAGAATACCTCGAACTATTACACTATGTAATGACACGAGGCGAAATAAGAGACCAAGAACGAACAGGAACTGGAACACGGAGTGTATTTCATACCTCTTTACGTTTTGAATTAGAGGCAGGATACCCTTTACTTACTACCAAGAAAGTTAATTTCAAAGCAGTATTAAGTGAATTACTTTGGTTCTTAGAAGGTTCTGATGATGAACGTAGACTTGCTGAAATTCATTATGGAAAAGACCGTAAAGAGTTAATAGGTAAAAAGACTATTTGGACAGCCAATGCTGATGAACAAGGTGTTAACTTAGGTTATGAGAATAATGATTTAGTTAAAAAACTAGGACCAGTATATGGCGTTCAATGGCGTAAGTTTAGTGAAGTAGACCAAATAGAAACTCTAATCAACGGACTTAAAAACAATCCACAATCACGTAGGCATTTACTATCTGCTTGGAATGTTGGTGAGTTAGAAAATATGGCACTCCCGCCTTGTCATACATTTGCACAATTTTATGTCACAAATGATAAAAGATTAAACTGTACAATGTATCAAAGAAGTGCAGATTTATTTCTTGGAGTTCCATTTAATATTGCATCTTATTCTTTGTTAGTTTATATGATTGCTCACGTTACTGGACTAACTCCTGGAATATTCAATCACGTATTTGGTGATGCTCACGTATACGAGGATCATTTTGATGCTTGTAATACACAAATAGAAAGAGAACCTAAAGCATTCCCTAAATTACATTTAAATCCTGATGTAACCAATATTGATGATTTTAAAATGTCAGATTTTACTTTGGTAAATTATAATCCAGATGATTTTATAAAAGCAACTATGTCAGTTTAGACATATAAACAGGAAGAAATTCTCTCTCAACAAATGTTCTAATGAAATGACCATTATCGTGTGGACTAAATCTAAAGTCTACTTGATGGGCTGTTACTTGATTTCCATCTACAAATTCGGCTAGATAATCAGCAAATCCTTCATACTCTATATCATAAGCACCATAGTAATAATCTATTTTTAAATCAGGCCATTCTGATAAATGTTGTAATGGATCTGTGATTAGTGTATCTCTTTTTCTATTTCTCCAGGACTTTACAATCGCCATTTGTTGTACTTCGCCTAGATTGTCTATACTTTTTTTCTTTAACCAATGTTGTACCCAAGGACTATTATCCCAATCATATGTATTTTGCCCGTGAATAATAAAAGCATATTGCAATCCAAGATGACCTGCCATACCTATACCACTGCCTGCGTGTTTAGAATCTGCAAACAAAAATACAATTTTATCTTTGCTAAACTCATCTAAGATTGCCTTCAGTTTAGCAATTAACTTATCCCACGTTGGATTTATCTTACTATTACCTAATATAAAACAACTAGGATATTCATACTCAGGCATTCTAAATGGATCTTCATTTACAATAAGTACATTACATTTAGTCTTCCATATTGTTTCTGGTAAGCAATCTGCACTTATAGTTAATCTTCCTTCGTGACCAGCAAAAGATACAAGATATACCATAGTATACTTGCTACCTCTTTCCCAATATAAAATGTTATCATCAGGATCTCTGTATCTGTATTCATTAAAAGGTATGTGTTGTTCTTTTACTACTATTCTATCCCTTGCAAATTCCCAACTACCATAGTTTGCTTTTTGATAAAATAATTTTCTAAACTTTGTAAAGTAAGTTCTATCTCTTAAATCAAGTTTGGAACTTGTATCTTTCATATTCTTGTATCTCTTGAACATAATGGCTTCGTGTAACCAATACATATCAAGGTCATCATTCAAGTCCCATACTTGATTGTGCCATCTTATTATATTATCTTTGCTTGGGTCGTAATTCTTTATCATTTGATTTCTTTTTAGTTTTACTCTGTCTCTCTGCTTTTGCTCTTTTACTTTCTTCTAGACCTAACTTTAATATTCTTTCTTCCTCAGGCCAAACTTCGTGAAAGTATTTTATCTTTTTGGACATCTTAACCAAACATATGTTTTAGTTTATCAATTCTTCTTTGGTGACGACCACCTTCAAAATCTGTAGTTACAAATGCATCTACTATTTTCAATGCTTCTTTTTTAGATGTAAAATCTGCACCTAAACATAATACGTTTGCATCATTATGTTTTCTTGACATCTTTGCCTCTTGTGGACTTCTGGCAGTAATTGCTCTCATAAAAGGATATCTATTTGCGGCCATACATACACCGAAACCTGATCCACATATCAATATACCCATATTGAATGTGCCTTTCATTTCGTCTGCCATACTTTTTACTACATCTGGATAGTCAACTGATTGCTCATCGTAACACCCGCAATCTAAAAATAATGATATATCTTTTTTGATATCTTTGTCTATAGGTACTAAGTGTTCTGCTATTATGTTTTTTAACTTGTAACCTCTATGGTCTGAACCCATAACTAAATCTATGTCTGTCATCTTTCGCCTTTCATCAAACTTTCAACTAATCTATCTAAATCGGTTTTGTCTACTTGTTTAATATATTTATTATTAGCATCTGTTTTTAATATATCTTTAAGTATAGTATCATCTTTTGTTTCATTCACGCCTATCCATTTCTCAATAGAATTCAAATAAGGAAGTCCGTACAAATATAATAACTCTTGTGATATAAACATATGGTCTTGTTTTATTAAGTAATCTATGTTGTCTTTAAATACGTGTGTGGTATATTTCTTTCTAAGTCTTAGTTGTTGATAATCTAAAATAGTTTTATCTCTACCTATTATTAAATATTTTATTTTTGCATTTAATTTTATGTATGATGAAAACAATTCATAATCAGGTACACGTTCTTTGCCGTGATGAAAGTAAGGACAACTTACACTAGTTAATATGAAATCTTTTTCTGGATAATCAAAGTGAACAAAATCAGATGGTTCATTCCAATAATGTGCAAAGGGTTCTTGGTCGTGTGCTTCCCAATAGTCTCGCATATGCCAACCCCATATCTCATCGTTTTGACCTAATGCTTTACTGAATAAATGATTGCCAGAACCCTGAGGTCCTGTCATTATTATAAATGTTTTCATTTTTGCACTAACTTTAGCCCTTCTATTGCATCGCCTTCAATGACCATATCAGCAGGATGCTTTTCGCCATAAAATTCATTTTGTATCCAACATTGTTCTTCTTCAATCCAATCGAACCAAGGGTTGACTGCTAAAACATAATTTGTTCTTGCTTTACCTGGCATTGCTTGATTTACATATGGTCTGTGTGTTACGTAAGTATCCCATACATACCAATTACCTGGAATGAATGGTTTAGATCCATAGTTTTCAATCTCAATTCCATATACATTATTTTCGTTATGTAAACTAAGATTAATTCTCAACTCATAAAACCAAGTATCATCTCTGTGCCAAAGATATTTGTTGGCTTGTTCTTTTCTTTCTTCTGTATCGATATTTTTTATTTGTGCTAATCTACTTCTAACAGGAGAACGTTTTACACGTTTAACTATTTCATTCAGATATCCATACTTTGCTGGATCACTCCATCTATTGAACCCCCACGTATCTGAATATGTATTTAAATTTATTCTTTCACCTACATCTTTTCTATCAGGAAACTTTGCTAAAAGTTCATTTAACTTTTTCTCATCAATTATTTCGTGTTTGTGTAAAAATCTAAATGCGTGATGCATACCAAACTCTTGGGCTTCACTCCATATATCTTTGTCTAATCTTTTTTCCATTACCTTTTCAAACAACTCAAAGTTTTCTGTAAACAATTCATCTGGAAAATTAGACCTAGGGTATCCTAATGTCTGTGCATTATCAGGTATATTTTCATATCTATAATCTTTATTATAAACTAAACTTAGACCTCCGTATCCATCACTTCTAGCAAACTTACCACCAAAGATATTTAAGAACCCATACCAACCATATTCTTCAAATGCTTTTTCTGAATCTTCTTTAAGTTTTTCTAAGTCTAGTAAAGTATCCTCAAACTCGTATAGTACATCTGGATTCTTTGGTTTCATTTTGTTTATGAATTTCTCTTCCATACCTAACGATTCACCTATCCATATGTGTACTGGTTTATGGTCAGGACAGTCTTTTACATAGAACTTTTTCATATCTTTTCTCCTGGATATATTCGAACTGTTGCGCCAGGTGCCCTCTTTGGTATCTTGCTATCTGCACTTGAAACACAACTTTCACTTATACAAGGTTTAGGACTATCAAATAGTTTAAACCCACTTTCAATATAACCTAATGGTTTATCTGCACAACTGTATGAACGTTTGATAGACCCATCAGGTTCTCTGATAATGATACCTTTGAACCCACTAGTACAATCCCAACCTTTGAACTTATTAAAGTTAAAAGCATTAAAACGTTCTGCTTGATCCATATACCATTTCTTACCTTTACTATCCTCAAACTCTACTTGCATAATTGGTGGGACTGATTTGTCATCACCATTCTGCATATCCATCTTCCACATACCTGTCTTTGGTTTAGGTCTTATAATCTTTTTGCCTGTAGTCTTTTGTATGTCTGTAGTATAATCACGTTGTGGCATACCGTTACGCATAATTTCTAATTGTTTTTCTGTATAACCTTTAACAACAAAACTAGCAGTAGGATCTGATTGAGGCTTTAATGTAACATTGATACCTCTGTTATGAAAGTACATTGCGTTATCCCAATCTCTTTCAAACCACTCAGGTACAAGAACCATATTAATTGTAACTTGTACATCGTGTTCCATACATAATAAAAGTTTATCTGCGAATTCTTCTTTATCAGCAAATTCTTTGTGATAACTTGCAGTAATACTTGCTCTATGAAATTGTCCTGCAATCTGACAATATTCTAAGAACCATTTCTCTTTACGTGAAATATTACTTGTCATATGAACACTTGTATAATTTGTATTGTCAACATCATCTGCTAGGTGTTGTAGCATATCTAAGTAACCAGGATGAAATGTAGGTTCACCACCAGACAAACTAAAGTGAAAACTATTGAAACCATTTTCTCTTGCTTGTCTTTTTATTTCATCAATAGTCTTTAAACACAATTCAGTTGGTCTATGGTCTTTTCTATCACTTCTAGCATAAGGCCAACAGTAACTACATTTGTAATTACAAAAACGTCCTAGCAACCAAGATACTGAAAATAAATCTCTATACAAAAGTGTACGTTGACCTACTTTTACAATATCATCATAAGGTATTTTAGTAAAGTCATATTGCGACCAATAAAGTGAGTCTTTGTTAACGTCCGTCATTATAATATGCCTCTATTCCTTGTGATTCAAAAAATTCATCTTTGTCTTTAAAATACCAGTTTCCTGTTTTTATCCATTCAAGTATTTTGTTTGCAAATACTATTGAGTTTGCCTCACTTAAATGAGTTTTTCTCATATCTTCTACACCCAATGACCCTAGTATTGGTTTGCCGTTCTTCATTAAATCTAATCTTGCTAAATCTTCCAATACAATACAATCTGTTTCGTTTATTGTTTTAGTATTGTCATCGTGTTTATAGATATGAAATGCATCTATAATCAGTGCATCAGGTCTTATACTTTTAATTCTATCTAACATTAACTTCCAATAGTCTTGTTGTTCTTCTTGGTTATATATGTATTTAACATAATCTACAACTGCGGTTAAACGTTTTACATCTTCGGTCTTTAACTTCGTTTCGTGTTTAAGCAAATGTTCTGCACTTGCCAAGTTATAAGTATGTTCTACTAACGAATTTTTTGAGTTACGTAACCAAAGTCTACCAGGGTGTGTAGTTATAAAAATTACTTTTTGATAATCTTTATTATGTTCTAAGAATTTTTTATATGAATAATACATACCAGAACCACTCATACCGTGTGCTACTATTTCAAAATCATTTCTTTCATTTAAATATTCTATGTATGATTTGCCTGTTTTTGTTTCATCATCGTGTGCAAAACTATCACCAAATAATCCTATCTTCATTACTCTACCCTATACTTTAACATTGCGTCATATAATTCTGGTAAACTTTCTTGCATCTGTTCTTTTCTAATGTCATCTAATTTACCATTATAGTTCCAAAACTTTTTATTATTTTCTTCTGTAAACCAATCTTCGTCATACATAAATTTTAAATTACTATCTAGTAATTGATCCATCTTCATTATTGCCCACTCTTTATTTGCAGGTTTAATTGATCCCATTGCCATAGGATTCTTTTTTGCTAATGAATGGAAGTTTATATTGTTTACAATATCTGTTTTAAATTCTGTTCTAAATGCTTCCCACTTATCACGTACTTGGTCTTTTACATCTTTAGGAAGAAATCTAGTTGATAACTCAAAAGGTCTGTGTATCGGATGCACATTAATAAATGGCTTTGGATTGTTTTTTAACATAGGAGATATAATAGCAAAGTCTTGTTCTATTTTCCATTTTAAAAAGTCTGTAAAATGAAAGGCATTCATCGCACCTATTGTAAATGCAATCCAGGCTCTAAAGTTTAGTTTTTCTAATCCTACTTCATCAAGTTTTGCTAAGTTCTTTTCCATTAGTTTAGTTTTCAATGGGTTTCTGATATATTCAAGTGTTGGACCTATACCGTCCATTGATATACCAAACTGAACTTGCTTGAAGTTTAACCATAACTCTAATGCTCTTGGTTGTATATTTGTTAAGTTAGTATTATATTCAATAGTCATATCTTTTGCGTAATCTTTCTCTACGCAATATTTTAAGAAGTCATAATGTTCTTCAATGATAAGAGGTTCCCCACCTACTAGATAAACGTGTTTCATTCCTGAGGCAGTTTCTTTTAAGTTCTCCCAGAAATTATCTTTCTTAACCCAATCATAATCGTGTGCAGTAAACTTACCTTTGTTGTTTTTATACATCTCAACAACACCGTGAGTGTCTTTAAATTTATTTGTACCCCACATTTTTACATAGTCATCGTACCAAGAACTACTATCCATTGGAGAACACATACGACATTTTAGATTACAGAAATTACCTAATCTAATATCATAATAAGTTTGTTTGATATGATTTAAATCTATTGTTCCATCTTCACTTGTATGTTCTACTGCTTGATCCCAAGTCAAGTGTGTAGCAAATCTTTCACCATCGTTTATTCTACGAGATTTCATACCTGCTTTTTCTTCACGTAAACATCTGATACATTCAGGATGCCATTTACCTTCTAACATCTTTTTACGAATATCTTTTGCTAGTGGAGAATTGATAGCATCTGTAATCTTATCTTGTTTTAGATTATAGTTGTCACCATTCTCTTTCTTATAGATACCACGAGTAGGTCCTTGGTTTGCGTGACAACATACACGCAAGTCTCCATTGGCACGTGTAGAGATGTTTACCCAAGGTAATATACAAAACGTTTCACTAGCCATTACACGTTCATCCTATTCATTTCTGTATCTTCATAATTCTTTTCACTATTTCCTCTGAAATCTAATTCTTTTCCACAAGTCTTTCCACATATGTAAAGACGTTTGCTTTCATCATTCCAACTTTCAACTAAATCATTTGAAAAGTATGGTGTGTTTAGTATATCAAATAAACTGTGTTTTTGCAAATTATTAAAGTCTTTACCATATTTATTTTCAAGTTCTACTCTATCATCTATTCTTTTTTGTACACCTTTGTCTTCTCCTATAGAACTATAGTAATGTCCTTGCCAACAACAAGGCCAAACAAAGCCTTTATAGTCTATAAAAACACTTTTATCTCTTGCGGTCTGACAATCTATTTGTGTTCTTTTAACATAATTGTCAAACGTTTTGTGTTTCTTTAATATCTTTTCAAAGTTCTTTGTAGTATTTGACGCCTCTGTTTTCTTTGGTGCTGATATAACTGTTTCTGCTTTCTTGTCTTTCTTTACGTGTTGTTTAGCAATAAACTTAATAGTAGTTTTCTTTTCTATTGTTTCATCTTCTCGTTTACTATTAGGGTCTGCATTGTAATCTTTAGGTATAACATATCGATTTGATTTTTTATATCTAAATGTAAAGAAACCCATATCCTCTGCCAGTTGTCTTGCTTCGTCTATCTGATGTTCATTATGAGCAAATGCAATATAATCCCATCTTGCTCTACCACCTGCGTTTATAAATGCTTGTGCGTTTTCCATTATCTTTTTGAAGTTTGTATTCACTCTGTATAAGTGATTAGTATCTTCGAGGCCATCTATAGCAAAGATAACTTTATCAGGCTTTCGCATTATACCTGCTAATTCAGTCCACCACTCTGGTTTATGTACTCCTCCATTTGTACTAAGAGTTACTTGTCTCACTCCAGCATCTTTGTACATTCTTATAACATCTAATAAATGAGGATACATTATTGGATCACCAAAATTGCCATTAATAAAAACGTGATTAGGCAAGAAAGGTTTCATTTCTTCTAACATTGTTTTTAATATCTCTGGGTCTGTATCTATTAATGGTAAGTCATCACGTTTCTTTAACAACTGGCTATCGTAATCTAGACCTGTTGTTCTAGCACAAAGAGGACAAAGGGCATTGCATCTAGAGGTTAATTCTAAATGTAGAACCCCTACATCAAATTTAATATATCTTAAACTCTTTTGTGTCGCCATTTTTTAAATAATTCTTCCGGATATCCGTATGCGTGATTTAATTCTTCAACTTTCATTCCTCTTGTAGGAGTTCCATCCCAATCTGCACTATGAACTCTTAAATGAGGATTAATATCATTTAAATCTGACATAACTTTTCTATATACATCTTTTCTTTCTTCATATGATAATAGCCACGTTGTATATCTTGTAGTAATATAATTACTACTCCATATAACACTATCATAACCTTCTTCGTTTGGTTTAACTGCATCAAGTAATGATGAATAATCTTTAGTTAAATCTGCTTTTGCATAGGTAATTTCTTTTTCTTTTAATCTATCGTGCATAACATAAAACTCTTCCATTGTATCAAAAATTCTAAGTACACTATTCATAAATGCCTCTTTTGCTCTTACTCTTTCTGAACTCCAGTTATCTGATTCAAACTCAAAGTCTTCATATATTGATAACAATGCTTTGTCTGTTTTATACCATTCTTCATAAAGATAATCAAGGTACATATCAAAGTTTCTTGGTTCCCATTCTTTATGAAACCATTTTCTTACATCTAATCCTGGTTGTGATATATCAAAATAATGTATATTAACATCATCAAGGTTTGTATCTTTATTCCAGTTATTTAAAAATGCATATGTTTTAAATCCAGCCGCAACTGAATATAGATTTTTTAATGGTAGTTTTCTAGGAACAAATATAACATCATTTACACTTTCAGTATTCATAATCCAAGCCGCAGTAGGCGACCTTCTTACTGTATAACATTGATAATGTAAGAATTCTTTTTTAACTTCTCCTAATGTCTTGGCTTCGTGCATTAAAAATTTTGCACAATCTTCTCTAAAGTACTTTTTAAATTCTTCTTGTTCTTCTTTTATTTCAGGATACAAATATGTTTTTGTTGAACGTACTTGTTCGTCAAAATTAAGAACACGTATACCTGCTTTCAAACTCTCATTAATCATATTCCAACCAAAGCCTTGTTTAACTATTGTTTCTGTTCCAATACCTGGATCCAGGTAATGTGGCGTATGACTATCGTGGAAGTTACTCTCACTGCGTACTGCTTTATTAACTTCTATTTTCTTTCTATCAAAGTTACCAAACTTTGGTTTGCCCATTTGTTTCCACATTTTATAGTTAATTACAAAACATTGTTCGTGTAATCTAAACCATCTATCTTTGTCTCTATCATCTAATATGTGACCCATCAATAAGAATTCATTGTTATCTGCTTTATCTCTCCATTCAAAGTTACAATACTCTCTGAATAAACTATAACCTTGTTCTAATGGTTTCCAAGTATCATATAAACAATTTCCATATGCTTGAAACACAACTAAAGTGACTTCATTTTCTAAAGGATCACTATCGCAAATTTCATTCAATACATTATCAACTGAACTATCCTCATATATTTTGTACTTGTAATGACTATAATTGTTTCTTAAAAAGTTATATGTCAACTGTCTCATATAGGTTGATACATCTTCATCACCTATTGTACTAGAGGTATCTAATACTGCACATCTAATTTCTTTAAGAAAGTTATAAGTTCTTTGTTGATTCGTATCTTTATTCACTTCTTCCATCCTCTTTTTGTGTCTAATTTGTCTTCGAAGGCGAAAAGAATCTTTTGCATTCCTACTCACCATCTATATCTTCTTTGTAATCTGTATCAACATCTACATTTCCACGATTGTCATTAAACAAACTTGTTGCTATTACTGTTGTTATTGCTAACATAGGCATAGTATAAACCATTGCCTCTGTAGAAAAAGCAACTAAGTATGTGGGTACTGCAATTATCAAAACTTTATATATTAATTTACTATCAATCGACATTTTTCCAACTCTTTAATATTATATCTTCATAGCCACGTCCGCCGTATTGCCCGTGTACTATCATATGAACTCTAACTTCATCTGTATCATTCATAACTGCGTGTTGATGTCCGACATTCATTTTAATCATCTTACCTGGTTTCCAAGGTACATATGCATTGTCATCAATCATTTTAAAATAACAGTGTTCTGGATTGTTTAAAGAGATATTTAAAGGTCCTAACTTATTATGTGAGTAATCATTATGTGGAGTAATATATCCACCTGGTTCTAAGTACATATATCTAACTCTATCATATGCTTGATATCCAGGAATACTCTTAATCATTTCAACTGTCTTAGGACACTTATCTGCTATCTCTGTCCAGTGATAGGCTTCTCTAGCCTGTTGTTCATTCTCAAAAAAGAAACCGGCTTCTATAACATCTTTACTATCCCAATGCTGAGAAACGTGTTTGCCTAATCCGTGTAATGTAAGACTACGCCAACCTCTGTGTCCGTAATCATCAGGATTGCTTTCATCATAATCATTTTTTCTATGTTGAATTGCCTCATCATAAACTGCCATTGCCTCATCATAACACGCTTTCCAATCAAACTCCGGCAAGTCTAATACTAACCAAGGGATACCGCTTTCGTGTGTAATCCATTTAACTTTTTTAAATCTTCTTTCTTCTGGAACATCAGGTTCATTTGCCATTGCATCAACAAAAGTACTAGGTACTGTGTCAAAACTATAACTGTGTCTATCTTTAAATATTTCATTTATTACATTTGGATATGTATGTGTCATTATTGTAATCTCCCGAATGCCCAATTTCTTTCTTCACACCACCAACACGAACCGCAGTGTCCCATACCAGGATCTTCGATATTATCAAAGAAACTGCTAGTAGGATCGTATTCACAACTACGTGTCAATGGGTATAATACATCTAGCAAATCTGCCTCTTTATACATCTCTGCTATTTTTCTTTTATCTACATTAAACCAAGGAGTGTAAAAAGTTCCATCACGGTGTAATAAATCTTTCTCTCCTGGTGCTCTATTATTTTCTGTTATTTCTAATTTAAAAGTATCTGATACTTCTTTAGGTGGGTTACTTGTAATACCTGTATAGATTATATTTGTTACTTTATTATCTAAGTAAAATGCTAACTTAGGAAATAATTCTTCTCTTGTTTGTATTTCACAATAACTTAAATGATGTTCTATATTAGAATTGCCAGTTAACTGTATGAGTTTTTCTACAACTCTAGTTGCGGCTGTTACATTATATCTACTTCTTTGATTATTACCTGTAGAAAATATATAAATCTTGTCTGTTACTTCTCGCATTAAATGGTATAATAGTATAGAACTATCTGCACCACCACTACAACTTACTCCTATAGGCCCTTCGTAAATATCCAGGTTAACGCCTGCAGGAGATATCGAATCAATTATCTTTTTCAATGTCCAACTCCTGTTGATTTACGTGAAACCCAGAGTCTTCTAATTCCTTCAATAATCTATCATCAAAGTCTCCATCCCAATCGTCTCCTGCTTCTGGAGTCCAATCTAGTAATGGTGCCATCTCTGGAAATACATCTCTGAAATTAGTTTCACGTATTCCGTCCATCTTGTTAATATATTCTATAAACTCTGGCATACGTTGTCTTGACCAATCACCACTATTCATAAATGAAAGCATACCTTTAAGTCTTTTTATACCATAGGCCGCATTCAACCATTCTTCTTTTGTAGTATTGCCCAAGCCATCGCACTTGTGCCAGTTTTCTTCTAGCCAAGCAATGAATTTATCAAACTTAGCAACTGTCATTTGTTTAAACCAGTTAGGTAGAACTTTAACATTTAGATGAGGTGGGTGATATACAAAGTGATAGTTAATCATACCTGCACCTAATGGCCATAAGTTAATTTTCTTAAAATTCTGTTCAATCTTCCACTTGACAAAATCAGGAAGATAGTATATGTTTAAAGCCTGAACTGCACAAGCAACTGTAACTTCTACATTCGGGCCTGTATTATCTAAAACGTGAAATTGTTTTACAGTGTGTTCCCACTTACTTGGAAAACGAATATAATCATTCATCTCACCAATACTATCTACACTGTAATGAAATCTTACACGTTTAAAATATTTCCACAAATCAAATAATCTATCAGGCATTTCTAATCCATTTGAATTATATCTCAACTCAATGCCTGGTGCATAACCTTCTTCTACAACTTTTTCTAGTAACGTATAATGTTCTTCAATAATAGTTGCCTCACCACCTGCAAAATATAATTGTTTCATATGTGGAATTTGTTCGTATAGTTGTGTCCAAAACTCATCATTTCTTTTGTGCCAGTTATATGTCGCACCATCTATTTGTCCTTTGTTACCCCATTGCATAGTTTCTTTTAATGATTCATTTTCAATTTGTGGGTGTAACTTTAACCAATCTTTAACCCACATAGAACTATCGTGAGGAGAACACATAATACATTTAAGATTACATTTAGAACCTAAACGTAAATCTAAGTATCTAATCTTTGGAGGGATCTCGCCTTCTTCTGATGTTTCTGCTAATACTTCTTTCATATCAACTCTACGTGACCAGTATTCTGTTTCCCAGAAACGTTTTGACATATGACCTGCATCTTCCTCTTTGTAGCATTTCATACAACTAGGAGGCATTTCGTTATTCAGCATTTGCTTACGAACATTTTTCATATAATCATTGTTCCAACTAGACATTAAATCTGTTACGTTTAGATTTGCAGGTTTGCCGTCTGCTTGTTTAAGAACACCTACTTCTCCGCCGTGTTCTTTATCATTTGTTGGTCCAACTGAACTAGCATTTGCCGTACAACAAACTCTCATATGTCCATTAGGTCTTGTACTCAAGTGTATCCAAGGCAACAAACAAAATGATTGTGTTGGAGCACCTGTTCTTCGCTGAAATTCTTTAAGAGTTTCTTGTAGTTTTGGATTTTTTTCTGACATACTGTATTTATTTAACCTTATACTTCGTTACTTCTGTGTCGGATATACAACTGCACCAAGTCTCTGGACATATCAATCCATCAGTAGGAAACTTGATATTATCAGGATCGTGTATATATCCGTGACGTAATTTTTGAAAGCAACTGTTTCCACTTGTCACACTTCCGTCTAAATTTACTACTAATGCCTCAACACCTATGTTACATTTCCAGCCTTTCCAAGTATTAAATCCATTTGCCATAGATTCATTTGAGTCTTGAAAGAAATGGACTTTTCCTGTATCAGTATTGATAAATCTCATCATATGTCCATATGCTCGTCTTGTAAACTTTTTTCTATTCTCAAAGTGTTCGTTTAGTTTGTTATTTAATCTATCTTTGTTTGCTTTAGTTGGACCGTCATATTTCTTAATCTCTGCCCATTTTTCTTTATCATATACAAATGTTTCTGCACTACCTAATGTTTCTTGTAGTGCTTTTGCTGAGTGATTTACTGCCAATGAATAAGTCCAAAAATGTTTAGCGGCTTCTATACATCTATCCATAAGAGGAGGGTAGACTGCGGTTTGTATCGCTACGACTGAACCTGCTCTTGCCAATATATTTGCAACTTCTGTACAATGTTTATAATCTGCGGTTTCAGGATGATAACTTATAATTACATCTTCAAATAAATCTGCATTCTTTTCCCAATATCTTAATGTTCTAGAACCATTTGTTAACATTCTAACAATACAGTTAGGATCGTAATTTTTAATTCGTCTAAATACTTCGTTGAACTCTTTCCATACAGTTGGTTCCCCACCTAATATATTCCATAAAACTTTTTTAGTAGGTTGAAATTCTTTTACGTGGTCTGTTAATCTCTTTGCAAATCTTTCTACTTTATCAGGATCAGGCCATTTGACTGAACCATCGTGAAAATATTCATCACAATAAGAACAGGCATAGTTACAGGTATTACCAATCATCCAGTCAACAATAAAAGTATCGTTGCCCATAACAGATTCATATCTATTGTATTGTTCTAAAAAAGATGTATCTGCTTTTTTGATTAGTTTTAACTCTTGCATTATTTAAACTGCTCCGCGAATGCATCAAACTCTTTACCACATTTTTGTGAACATACCATTGGTTTGCCTGCGTGTGTATTTGGTTTATTCCAACTATCTACGAGTCTCCAATTAAAGTATTGATTGTTTAATACATATTTTAATCCGTTTTTCAAAGCACTGAATTCATCTTTACCACCTGATTGTTGTATAAGTTCCCATACTTGATTCTCCCCAGGTTTCTGCCACCATTTATACATACTACCTGCTACCCAACAACAAGGAAGAACTAAGCCTTCTGCACTAAGATACATATTCTTTTCTTGTGCTACTTTACAACTAATCTGAACATTATCAAAATAGTTTTCTAATGAACCGTGTTTTGTTTTTATCTCTTTAATTTTATCTAATGCTTTGTTTTGATACTTAACTTCCTTTGGCTTTTGTAATAATTGTTTTTCTTCACCTTTACGATTTACTGCTTGATGTTCTTCTTTACCTGATTGTCTCATCGTTGAAAAGAAACGACCTGTTTTCTTTGGTGTAAACTTTTTAAATCCTACTTTTTCTGCAAGTGCTTTTGCCTCTTCTACTTGGTGTTCGTTATGTTGAAATATTAAATAGTCCCAATGTGCTTTACCACCTGCTTCGATAAATGCCATTGCATTTTCCCACGCAATATCCCAATTAACTCCTTGTCTATATAAATGATTTGTATCTGCTAGTCCGTCAAATCCAAACTTTACATAACTCCAGTTACCTAATGTTTTTGCTAATTCTCTCCACCAGTCAGGTCTTTTCGCACCTCCATTAGTATTCATACCTAGTGTTAATTCTTTTTTCTGTTCTCTGAAATATTGAAATACTTCAAGTGTATCTTTTGCAACTATTGGATCACCAAAGTTACCACACATATAAATTCTATCTAACTGCTTTACAAAGTCTGGTGGTAGTATTTTCTTAATATCATCTAAGGATAATTCGTGTAATCCAAGGTTAGGATTATCTTTGCCTCCGTTGACATTTCTATCACACATAGGACAAGTAGCCTGGCACTTTTCTGTAATCTCTAAATGGATTACTCTAACATCTTCATACTTGTATATCATTATAATCCTTTTCTATAACTTCCCATAACTCTGGTATATAATCTTTTATATGTTGCTTTCTTGAGATATCAAATCTCTTTGTTGCGTTTGCAAATGTTTTTAAATGACCTTTTGTTTCATCATTTAAAATATATTCAACTCTTGTTCTTATCTTATTTAACGTATCTTGTTCCTCTAACTCTGGCATCTTTAATATTTTCTCAACTGCTTTGTCTCTTACATCTTTTGGTAAAACATTATATGAAAAGAATTTAGGGTGTACTAAGATATCAGGGTCTACATATAATTTGACTTCGTTTTCTTTATTTCTATTGTGAGCCCATCTGATTGTGTGTTCTAAATCAAATATATTATATGCTTGTAATGTATAACTTATTGGTATAGTTTTTGCTATGTTACCTAACTGAGATAACTTAATCAAATTCTTTTGTAATGAATACCATTTAACAGGATAACGTATATATTCTAAAGTCTTATCGATACCATCCATACTAATGTTCCACTTTGTTTCTCTAAAGTTAGAAATCTTATCTAAAAAGTTTTTATTTGTATTTGTAAGATTAGTAGTAAAGAATATATCTATATCTGTTCTATCACGTTCAATAAGTATATCCAATATTCTATCAACTTCAGGCATAATAGTTGGCTCACCACCTAAGAACTTTATTAATCTAGGACCTTTATCTATATTTTTTAACAAGAAATCTAAGTTATCATCTGATGTCCAAACTGATTCGTTTTCTTCATCGAATGGTGATATAATATTTTTAAGTAAACTTTGATTTTTCTTTGCCTCTTTGTTCAACTGACTACTAGTTGCGGTACCACACATTCTGCATTGTAAGTTACATAAATTACCAGGTCTTAAATCTAAATCTAATGGAGTACCATATTCATTTCCTGTTTCTACGTTTATTTCAAGTGTAGGTTCAACTTCCATATATGTTCTCATAAAGTTTAATCTATCACTATTTCCTCCTGTGCTTTCTGCATCATAACATCTTGTGCAAATTCTAGATGCTTTGCCTTGAATCATATTATTTCTAAGTTTAGTATAATCTTCGCTTTCCCATTCCTCTTCTAGTTTTCTAACTACTCTTGGTTGCTTCCAAACATCATACTTGTGGGCAAAACAACAAGGCTTTGATTTTTCTGTACTGTGAATATAATAATGCACAAAAGGTGCAGGACAAAACACTTTAGAGTCTTGAAAGTCTTGTATTTTATATTGCAATGTCATTATATTCTTTCTCTATTATTTCCCATAACTCTGGTATATAATCTTTTATATGTTGATTTCTAGCAATGTCAAGTAATTTTGTACGCCTTGCTAATTCAATCAAAGGATATTCTTCTTTATCATCGTGCATACCTACTAGTACTGGCATTGCTTTTTCTAATACTTCTTTTTTAGTTAATGGTTCTTTCACTTCCATATTCTCAAGCATCTTCATATAAAGCGGTAATCTTTTCTCTCTAATTTGTAAAGGTATTGATTTGTAAGAAAGTGATTCTGGCCATCTTAGTATCTCTGGACGTGTATAAACTCCTATACTATTAGACCAGTTTATAAAATCTATAAGATGAAAAAAGTTATATGCTTGATATGTAAAACTTATCTCACTATATCTGTTACCTGGAAGATTATCATATAATGGAACATTTTTATTTATTGCTTCCGATTTTACAGGGTGTCTTATATATTCTAATATAGGACCTATACCATCTACACTATAATTAAAACTCAAACTAGTAAACTTAGTAATCTTGTCAATAAATCTTTTTGTATTGTTTGTACAATTTGTAGTAAAGTGTAACGGTACGTGAAACCATTCTCTTTCAATTAGTGTATCCAAAAACTTATCTACTTCAGGCATAATAGTTGGTTCTCCGCCTAAGAACTTAATTCTATCGCCTTTGTCTGCTTGTGATAATAAAAAATCTATATTATATTCTTTATCGTAAACTTCTGTTCTTGGTATAGAACCATATCCCCAAACAGGATTTAATATCTTTTTATTATTTCTTTCTTTTTCTATCTGAGAACTTGATACAGGACCGCACATTCTACAAGCAAGATTGCATAAGTTACCTGGTCTTATATCTAAATCTAGTGGTGCATCATATTGATTTCCTGTTGCTACATTTGGTACTATAACATCTCTGTAAGTTTCATTAAATCTTTGTCTGTCACTCTTACCACCTGAGTCTTCTATTTGCCAACACTTGTCACATATATCTAATCTTTCATTCTTTAAAAAACTTCTACGCAAGTCTTTATAATAATCACTAGACCAAAGTTTTTTCAAATCAGAACCAAGTTCTTTAAACAATTTCATATTTTGAAATGCGGTTTCTGTGGACATACAACAAACACGTGGTCCTTCATTCTTATGCACATACATATGTAGAAAAGGAGCAACACAAAAATTACTCATACTCGCCTTTTCTTTCGGCTGATATAACTTAACTATCTTTTTTAGTTTTTCGTGATTCTGGATACTTCTTTCCATTACTTTGTCCCAATAACCATATACCTCTTGTATTGTTCTAAACTAAGTACGCCAGAGAATATCTCTTTTGATAACTTCAATTCATCTAACCAAGATTGCATATCTGTTATTGTATTTACCACAGTTTCATCATCGTTATCTACAAAATCGTTATTTTGCAGTATAACCATCGTACCTTTTGGAATAGAATCCCACCACTTTTTAAAGTCTGTTATATGTTCACAACTTGTATTGATTACACAAGTAGGCTTTTTAATTTCGTGTGTAGTATCCATTATTTCAAATTCAGTAGCATCTGTATATTTGAAATGTTGAATAGGCAATATCTCATCATCATATTTCAATTCTTTGATATCTTTAACAAATGATTTGAATTTCATATTGTCAATTATCCACTCTTTATTAAGTGTATCTGCAGGATTAGATGTTGTAGGATCAGAGTCGAAACTATAAATGTTTCCTTCTACGTTATATCTTTCAAATAATAATGCTGATAGCACTCCATACCAACCAGCACAAACATAAATTGTATCTCCAAGTTTTAGATTGTAATCACTTACTTTATCTAATAACCACAATTTAGATTGTAACTGTCCTCTAGAAAAGGCATCGGTTAAAGCAGGACCTTCGAATCGATTAACCATTTTCTTTAGGTTCATTGGTATAGAGAACTTTTGTTCTGTTAATTCGTGGGCTAATTCAAATACTTTAGATTTAAATATAGTCGCACTTTTTAACAGTGCTATGTTATCGCAACTTTCATCGAATGCCTGAATTACTTTAAATAATAAAAATAAATCAGGTTCTTTTTCAACTGCGATTAAGTTTTTCAAGGCATCAAGTATTTCAATTTCTGGATATTCGATATTTGATATAACTCTGAATAATAATTCAGTTTGGCATTTTACAAAATCTCTAGTACCACAGACATTTTTTAAAGCACTTAAGCCTTCTTCATCATCGATAAATTTTTCTAATACATTAAATAAAAGAAAAACATTCTCTCTGTTGAATTCTCCTTTTTCTGCACATACAATATTCTTTAAGTCATTAATTGAATCTGACTCGTCAGGATACATTCCTTGCAGGACACGGAATACCAGATACATATTATTTCTGTTAACATCATCAACTGCCATAAAGTTTCTTAATGCATCTAATGAATCTTCGTCTTGAGAAATTCGATTTAATACCTTAAACAGGACAAATGTATTATCATCGTTTTGTCTCTCGTAGATTAAATTCATAAGAGCATTAATGTTGGCTCTGTGTTTCTTACCAAGAAAGAAACTTGACAACGTGAAGATACTGGAAAGTTCTTCTGTATTAACAACCCTATCTAATTCAGATAGCATAGGCCTACTATCACCGTATAACAAATTAAACCTATCTACTATTTCGTGCGGTAGCATTACTTCATTCCTATCTTCATATAGTATTGTTTATCGTCAACTGTAATCACTCCATTATAAACTTCATAGTTCATTGGGAATTTTAAGTTGAAGTTTTGTGAACTTGGAAATGGTCTTGGAACATCTCCTGTTTCGCCCACAAGTACTACTCTTTTCGTATCAGGAATCATATTATACCAATCTTGAAAATTGGAAAAGTGACTTACCGAACAGTTAATAATAGTACCTGGTATCTCTGTAAATGGCTCACTTAGTTTGCCATTCTGTAATACGGATTGGAACTCATTACTTTCGTAATCTAATTTAAATACATCTTGTGTTGTTGCTTTGAAACGCCAGTTATTTAATAATTCTTCTGCGTGAAATTCATCTGCAAGAAACTGACAAGTTCCATTGATATCAAATGAACGTATATTTTCAAAACGCATATCTGTATCAAGTAACATAGAACCAAGTAATCCCATACCACCTCCACATAGATATATAACACCTAAGTATTTTTGTCCATACGCATACATTAATTGTTGAACTATCCAAGAGTAAACTTTTGCATTGTGTTTATTTGCAAAAGAACCTAAATCTACGTTTGGATAATCATATATAATCTTTTGAAATCTGTTAATAATATTGTCGTTCTTCATCATATTAGTATGTGCCAAGAACTCCATAGCATTTCTGTAATTACCTAATTGTTGTCCAAAGTTCTCTTTTGAGTATTCTACAGCCATAGTTTGATAATCATAATCTTTTAACATCAAAGCACGGGCTTGTCTTCTCTTTGCAAGTTTTGGATTTGCTGATACTTTTTCTTGTACTGTGTCCTCTTCTATAAGAATATCAGAAGAAATATCAACACCTGGGTCATTAGATTTGTACAAGTCATCAGATTTTTTAATCTTATTCCTATCAAATCTGGCTTGTCTACGTTCTCTTATATTACTCATTTTTAAAGTCCTGTTTAAATCGATTATTTAGCCAATCATAATCATTTATCTGTTTTAGTTTTTCTGGATCATTTCCATATTTGTTGCCAAACTCTCTCCCTGCTTTTGCTCCTGCAATAGAATACTTGCCAAATTTAGCATTCTTTTCTGCAACTGTACACCATATATCTAATCTTTCTTTGTCTTCATCTGCTTTTAGATTGTGAATAATACCTGAACTTAACTTAGTACACTCTCTAAATGCTGATTTCCAAGTCTCATATGGGGTTGTATTAAATGCCGTATAGTTTGCAACTACTGGCATAGGTTTAAATTTCTCTGCAATAGATGTTGTAAAGTCAATCTTCCATTCTTTTGCATCACGCAATAATTGTGTAGGAAATAGTTTAAGTCCACCGAAACCATATATCAATCCGTTAATTGGATTCTTAGATTTCCAAACGTGAACTGCATCTTCGTCCCATACTGTAGGAAAATATTCAAATTCAAAGTCTGGTAATAACTCTGCATCTGCATCTATAACATAAAACATTTTAGTGTCTGCTACTTCGGCCGCACGTTTATGAGCATTAAAAATACCTTTTACTCCGTGTACTCTTTTTGCATTAGGTATTCTTTTCAATAAATCTTTGTATCTCGCATCGGCTTCCTTTTCACGATAAGAAAGAAACACTACATCAAAGGGTATATCAACTGATGATGCGGTTTTTGATTTAACCGGTTTCTTGTTTTTAAAATTCATCTTACGAATTTTATCATCATCTGGTTTCAATTCTTTTAGAGCGGCAGTGGGTATAAGGCAAAGTCCACCATATTGATGAACAAAGCCAGTGTACGGATTGGCCTTTGGCCATAAGTGAAAGTAAGACTTTCTATGTCTATCAACATAATAGGTTCTATTGAAATCTTCTGTTAATTCGACATCGTTACTAACAGCCCAAAAATAACCTGTTCTAGTCATATTTGAGGCTTTAAGATATGCTTTAGCAAGACCTTTACTTGCATCGATAACATCAATGTTAGGATGTTCGTGAAAGTATTTTGCTTTCTCTGAATAAAATCCTTCGTCAAAATAGAATGCAGGATGACCTGTTGTTCTACTTGCAACTTCATCAATTCTAATTATATTCTTAAATCTGTCAAATGAAAAGTCTTCCTCTGATGGATTAAACTTTTCTAAGTGAGGTCTATGGACTAGATATACTCCAGCCTCTCCGTCTTCCTCGCTTTTAAATGCGAAAACATTTTCTATTGAATAGATATCAGGATAGAAATCAAAATCAAATGAATCTAATAACTCAACTGCGGTATCTACTACCCAATAAAATGTTCTACCTTTTGCCTGTCTAAATGCTTTGTATGGATCTCTTGTGAAGAACTTTCTGATATTATGTCTATCAGGAATACGGGCACCGTATTCATCTTCGTGTAATTTAATATTCTCTGAATGATAATCTTTATTAGAAAAAGCAAGACCACCATACCCTAAATCTTTGCCTTTTCTTGATTTAAACTTCCAGATATGACTTGGACCAGTATGATACAAGTCAGGATAAAACTCATCAACTAAATTATTAATTAGTTTCAAGTCTGGATTAACCATCCAGAAAGTATAATTTTCTGCTAAGTCAACTGCTTCTTCAAGTGTTCTTGCCTTAACAACTTCAATCTTTTTTAGTTTACCAATTACTTGTTCAACATCTTTTTGTTTACCTTCATTTGCTTTTCGTGGAACAAGTCTAACTCCATTACGAACTATTGTACCACCTGAAGTTTTCACATTAAAGTTATGAATAAATTCTCTGTCATAAATAAACGGATAAAAGTCATCATCAAATTCTTCTACATCTTCGTGTACTAACCAAAACATATCTGTGTCTACATCGTGTTTTAGATTTAATAAATCTGTAGTGCGAATTATTGGAAACTTAATATCTCTGCAAACTGCGTCTTTTTCATATACTGCTTTCTTTTTGAAATTAAATATTTCATATTCTTTTTCTTTAAACACAGGACCATCTTTAGGAAATAATCCTACTCCGTGATATTCACGTGTTAAATCAGTAATTGGATTTTGTTTTTGCCAAACAACTATCTTTTGTTTTTCTTTATCAAGTCCAAACTCAAAAGAATAATCAAAATTAAATGTATCAAATACTTCTGTGTTCGGGTGAATTAAATAATAAAAATCAGTACGGGCAGTTTTACGACACTTTTCGTGAACTTCTAAATTAGTCATTCCTGTTACTTGTTGTATTGCAGGAAATCTTTCTTTTAATTTAGCAAGATTTTCTTTTCCGTATCCTTTATTCCAATAAAATATTTCGTATGTTTCTTTTGTAGGTTTATACTCTACATAATCTGTTTTGTGTTCTTTGTATTCACCTGTAAGATAATACGCATCTTTAATAAAGTCAACTTCTTTTTCTAGGATATCTTTTGTTCTGAATAATTTAATACCAACAACTGTACGAAATACATTTCTTTCTTCTGCATTCCATACGTGTGTAATATTACTATCCCATTCTTCGGTTTCATATCCAAAATCAAATGCAGGATCGACTTTAACATCTGGATCAACAATCCAGAAGTGTTTCGTGTTAGATACACTTGCTATCTTTTTTATTGCTTTATCTAACTTTGGATCTGTGAAATCCTCAAGATTTATCTTAACCATACGAAAGTTCGGATACTGAGATTGTATCTCGTCAAACCTTTCGTTGGTTTCTCTATCTTTTTTATAAGTTAGAAAATAACCATCGTATGCCATTCTTGTCCTGCCAAATTCATACTTTATTATATCAAAATTTACACCTAAATGCAAGTGTAAATTATCTAGTTCTTTGCAAAATTACTCGCAAAGTGCCAAATCTATTATCAGTTTTTACTGATTTATTCCAGATATCACTAGCATAAGAATCGTCACTGGTTCTTATTTTGTTTATTCTCTTGTACTCTTGCCATTCGTTATCTTTTTTGAGATATTTTGATATCTTTTGTCTTAAATCTTTTTTTAATTCAGGTGTTTTCAAATGATAGTAAACAACTTTATCTAAATTTTCAAATCTGTAATGTGTCCACCAATCATATGCTGGAGTTTTATTATCACAATCTTTTTCAGGATAATTATTCAATGTAAGAAGAAGTTTACCACCTATAGGTAAAGCACCATACATCTGTAGTATTCTATTTTCTATTACTTTGTATGAATTATCTACTCCTTTACCATATCCAACTGAATTAATTGCCATTATATTTCTTGCACCAAACTTTTCTACAGTAAAGTCTTCTACAAAACCAAACATATCTGCCTCAAATGTTTTGTCCACTCCATAGATATCCCAATCAGGATAATAACTTTTATATAAATTATTACCACAACCTATATCAACAATTCTATCTCTTGTTTTTGTTTGTCTAATAAAATCGTCAATTATTTTTAATGTTTGAAGTCTAGGAGTATCAGTAGGTCTTGTTATATTACTTACTAACATTTGCCAGGTATCTTCGTATGTTGAAATCATTTTATGCTCGGAAAAACTAATGTGCCATATTTCATTGCAAACTGTTCTGCGTCCTTTATGTCGTTTACAATAGGCATTCCTTTGATATTTAAAGACGTATTTAATAACATTGGACAGCCTGTCTTTTCTTTAAATCGTGTTAACATTCTATGAACATCAGGGTGTTGTTCTTTGTTTACTGTTTGAACTCTTGATGTTCCATCTTTGTGAATAATTGCAGGAAAATCTTTTGGATACTTACACATTGCCACATACTGCATATAAGGTCCTTTATGTCCTGAGAAATATTCATCTGCATCTTCTTCTAAAATCATAGGAGCAAAAGGTCTGAACTTCTGTCTCTTTTTAATTTCATTTACTTTATCTTTTATTTCATTACCACGTGGGTCTGCTAATAAACTTCTATTACCTAATGCACGTGGACCAAACTCTGCACGACCACTTGCAACTGCACAAATGGCTCCTCGTTCTAATGCCGTTACTAATGGTTCAACTGGATACTCTCCAGGAATATCGTGACCAAGATAAGGAGTTTTCCATTGTAATCTTTCTTTCATATACTTTTGAGCAACACCTATACAACTACCACTATCGCCTGGATTAGGCATTATCCAAACATTTTTATAATGATTATAAATTAAACTGTTTGCTGAACAATTCAATGCACAACCACCCATTAATACTAAATTATCTTTGTGGTGAGTATATACTTTTGCTTTTTCTAATATCTCAACCAATATCATTTCATATACTTGTTGTGTTGCGGCCGCAATATCAAAATAATCTTGTTCTGTTGTTAACTCTGGTAAGAACCATTTACAACCTCTGTGTAGATTTTCTTTGAACTGCACTATTGTTTGACTTGTTACAGTATACGGAACTAATCCACCTTCGTGAATTATTTGAAATTCATCATAGATATGCTGAACTAAAGTTTTACCTTTGTATTTTCTTTCAGCATTACCATATGCGGCCATACCCATTAAAATATATTCATCTTCTTGTGGCTTTAACCCTAATCTTTGAGTCATTGCTGAGTAAAACAATCCAATAGAACTTGGATAACTTTGTGAATACATTTTAGTAAGTTTCATACCTTCACCACGCCAGAATGAAAGTGTTTCGAACTCGCCTATAGAATCAATTACAACTACAGTAGCACTATCAAAAGGAGAAGTAAAGTATCCTGATGAGGCGTGACCATAGTGATGAGATTGATATTTAATTGGAATACCACGTAATTGATGAAATTGTTTTAGATATTTTCTTGGTAATTCTCTGGTATCAAATGCTAAATCATATTGACCTGCTTTTAATTGTCTTAATTTTTTTAATACAGGTCTTTCATACCAAGCAATTAAATCAGGTTTACCTCCGTAATGAATTGCATCACGGATTATTTCATTATTTAAATTGGGATCGTTCTTTAGTTTAGAATATCTTTCACTGTGACCAGCAAAAAGTATTTCACCATCATTAATTAAAGAAACGGCGGCATCGTGATTGATGGCACCTGAGATGCCCATTACTGTAGGTTGCTTACTTGTAAATGAACGGATCACGTTTACGCAGTTCCTCTAGTCTCTTTTTTATTTCTTTACGCCTTTTATATTCAGTCCAAGGCCAACAAATAAAATCAATTATCTTTCTTATCATTTTTGTTCCTTTTGTGTTTCTTTTTCCCATTGTCTACCTACAATAAAACCAATAGCATAAAATACTGCAACTATTACAAAGAATGTGCCTGTATACCACCAGCCTACTTCGGTCATTTTCCTATCGCCTTATATATTATATCTGCCCATTCTGCGTGAGCCTTTTCGTTTGGATGCATATATCTTTCATCGCCTTCTATTGGATAATACATTTCTTTTCCATACATATAAGTAAAGAAAGTTGTTTCCTCATAAATTCTTTTCATATCTAATAGTTTATAAACATTTACCATATCACTTTGCTCACACAATTCAGTAAACGTAGAATCTTCTAACAAGTTAGGAGTTAAATTTAATGAATTAAATATTATATATGGTATATCGTGGGCTTTGAAAAAATTCTGTAATGTAATTAAATGAATCAAATAACAATGAAAGTCATACACAGGTGACCAAAAGTTTTTCATATAAAGTGAATTAAATGAATTTAATTCTTTGTTGGTTGCATCATCTAATTGAATATTGCCGTGATATTCGTGACTTGGTATATTATGAATTAATAAATTCTTTTTCTCAATAAAGTGTTCTCTACGATTAGGTGCGGTCATACCTATGCCAACAAAGTCTATTTTCTCTCCGTTAGCAATCTTATCACTTAAATTGGTTATCGTATTTCTTACGATATAATTGTTTGATACTCCACGTTGAGCATCGGTTTCAACATCTTTTATTCCTAGTTTTTCTGCTAAGATGAATGGCCAAGCCTTATCTTTATGAGCAAGTCCGGTTCCATATGTGAAACTGCATCCGTTTGCATATAACATACTTTTCCCTTTTACGTATTATAATCGAAACAGCCTAGTAATGCAAGTCTTTTTTCTTTGACTTCATTTACAACTCTGTGGTTCCAGTTTGAATTGATATACCACACATCTCCAGGTTGCATAATTTCGTGGAATACGTTTTTTCTACGTTCTATTTCAAAACGTTGAGATCCTTGTAAAACTATAACAAATCTATCGATATTTGGTTGATCCATATGCCAGTCTAGTATCGCCCCTGGCTCAAGAGTAGCATATCTTAGCCTACAGATACTTGCACCTACAATATTCTCTATATGTCGAATTCCGGTGCTAAATGGCTCACTATTGTAGCAATAATCTCGCTCATCAAATTCATAGTCAGGATCATCATAGTCCGTAAATTTCATATAAAATTGAATATCATTTTGGTCATAGCCAGATACAAAATACGGGTCACCTTGAGAAAAGCCGTGTTGGGCTCTTAGATTTAACCCTTCTTGCAATGTGGATCGAGTTTCTGGATATAAGTCGATAAATAGTTTTAGAATCTCAGGGTCAAGTTTGCCTAAGTTCTTAAATAGAGGATGTTGCATTCTCTTTTGCACTAATGCTTTTTTGTCCATTTCGCCACCTGTAATATTCATAGATAAATATATTTATGCAAGTACCAATCTTAAATTATTATGAACAACAGCCAGAAGAAAATACATTTATGGATATTATGGCAGATATCACTCATAAATGTAATATGACCTGTAAAAACTGTTATATTCCAAACAGAGATATTCCAGATATGGATTTAGATAAGTTTGTGGATTTTCTAAAAAGGTTACAAGGCAGGTGTATGATAAGAATCGTAGGTGCAGAGCCAACGATGAATCCACGTTGTATGGAATACATAAAAGCAGTATTTCAAT